ATGCCGTGTTTCGTCTGTTCAAAAGTTGCAAGTACGAAACACGGAAAAACGGACGCAAAAAATCGGGATATTCGCAAGCGTAAACTAAAATATGTAGATACCCGGAAAAGGTAAAGGATAATACACCTTATTATATATAAAAAATATGGCAGAAGAAAATAATGAAATCAAGACCGAAGCTCAGTCGCAAGCAGCGGCTACAGCTCCACCCGTAGACGACCGACCCAACCGCAAGGCTTTCTCCGAGCGTTTTGCCAAACGCCACAAGGACATCGACTTTGAGGACAAGGAGGCTCGTTATGCTGCTATGAACGACGATGCCGACGCTCTCTCTCGCTATGAGGAAGACGGAAAGGCTCTCAGCGAAATGTTCGACAACAACCGTTGGGTTGCAGCTATGGCTATGGACCTTACAAAGAATCCCGACCTTAACCCTATCACATGGATAGCTTCTCATGGCATCGACATCGGCGCTGCTATGCAGGACGAGAAGATAGGCAAGGAGGTGGCTCAGCGGATTGCTGACTTCCAACAGAAGAAGGCTGACGAGGAAAACCACGAGAAGGAACTCGTCTCCAATCTACAGAAGTCGGCCGATGCTATGGACGAACTTGGTCTTGACGACGACGCTAAAGCCGACCTTTGGGAGAGTTTCTTCAAGGTTATCGGCGACGCCGAGGATGGTATAGTCTCCACCGAGACGTGGCAGCTCTTCAAAAACGCGCAAAACTACGATGCTGATGTGGCTTCCGCACGCGAGGAGGGTGCTATGCAAGGCCGTAACGAAAAGATTCAGAACAAGGTCAAGCGTTCCGAAAAGACCGAGATTCCGCCTTCTCTCAGTACTAACGGTGGCGCATCGCCAACCAAAAAGAAGTCCAGTGGCTTCTGGGATGGTCTGGTTTAAAATTAAAACACATTTTATTATTTATTAATCTCTAAAATTTCAATTAAATGAAACACTATCGGTTTATTAATTTTATTAAAAGCGGACATTTCCTTACTTGGCTCTTACTTATGCTACTCTCCGTTGTAACTGGCGGCTCGTCGCTCATGGCTGTTGCCGACAACGTTGCGCCTCAGATTGGCGATGAGGGCAACACTCCCGCAACCGCTGCAGAGGTTGCTGAACACGAACACGTTGAGGCTGGCAAGAGCGACCTCAATAGTCCCGGTGGCAAAAAGGATGGTCAGGATTTGACGGGAACTCAGGCTTCATCCACCCAGCTCAAAGAGGGTGGCATGATTGATGAGGAGTGGGACAGAAACATCGTAAAGTTCTATCCATACAAGACTCCGCTTCTCAGTATCGCCCGACAGGTTGCCGCCAAGGTTCCTATCAAGAACTGGACTGCCAAACACATGCGCATCGGTGGCGAGACTCTCGACGGTAAGACTACTGCCGAAATCACTGGTGGCGACACCATCGAGCTTAACTCTACCAACTTCTCTGGTTCTCTCCGTCCGTTCTACAAGTGTTCTACTGTCTTTGTTCCCGATGTTGAGGGTTACAAGGAGGGTTCTAACACCGAGCACGAGGGTATTCTTCAGCTCTATGTTATCGAGTCTAACGGCAAGAAGGTCGTTCTCCAGGCTACCAACGGCAAGGCTAAAAACAATGGTACTCCAGCCGACGACCTTGACAGTATGACCTGCCCCGACATTCCTTCGGGCTCTGTCTTACTTGTTGGCGCAACTGCCGCAAGCGAGTCTCAGCTTATGGTTCCTCCTGAGAACATGCAGCCTCGCGAGAAGGAGGTTTGTGTTCAGAAGAAGCTTCTCAACATTCTATTTACTACCGACTTCGAGAAGGTACAGACCAAGGTACCTATCTCCGTCAAGGACCTCAAGGCTGACGCTATCATGAAGTACAACCTCCGCGCCGAGCGTTCTTATTGGTTTGGCACTAAGCGACGCATTAAGACGCTCACTGAGGATGGTGCTGTTGAGGATGTTTACTTTGCCGAGGGTATCTTGCCTCAGATTACCAATAAGTATGCTATTGGCGACGCTCAGGAGTGGGCCGACTGGATTGCTCTCTCAAAGCTCCAGTTTACAGAATTTGCAGAAAATAACCATGCTTACGTCTTCGCTGGCAAGAACTTCATCGAGCGCATGGAGAAGATGAAGATTGACAAGGATGGCAAGAACGACATCATCAATCACGACGAGTTCGACCTTACCTTCAAGCGCATCAAGGACACATTCGGTACTTTCGATGTTGTTTGGGATCAGACTCTCGACCTCATGCACATGGAGGACTTTGCCGTTATCATCGACCTTAAGGCGAGTCGTCGCTACGTTCGTGTTGCCAACAAGGAGCGCACCAACGACATGTCTAAGGGTGCAGGTGCTATCCGCGACGCTAAGCGTTGGATTCACGAGGAGGCCGATTGTATCGCTCTCCGTGGCTACAACTCTATACTTGTTGGTCCTGAGGAAAAGATTTCTAAGCTTGGCGGGTCCACTCTTACCACTATCATCTCTGCTCCCAAACTCCCCGCAACTCCGTCAGCCGGCATGAAGGTTGCCCTTACCGAGGACTACGTCTCTGGCGATGTTCAGTACGACAAGGGTACCGTCTACTACTACAACGGCACCAAGTGGGAACTCTACAAGGGTCAGGACGTAGCAGCCTAAAGATTATTTTATTTCCGTAAAGCCCTCGCTGAGCAACGGCTTTGCTCGCTAATGTCTCAGCGAGGCTTATCTTTAAAATTCCAAAACGCAATGATTAAGATATATAGATTAAAAGAGGCACTAAACAATAGCCATCATACTCTCGTTGGTGCAGGTGGTAACAAGGTTCACTACGAGTTCACAGGTGGTAATATCATTACAGGCACTTGTCCCGAATTATCTCTTAAGGGCAAGTACTATCAAGACCTTCTTGAGAGCAGTGAGCTTTTCAAGTCTGGTACTGTGGTGTTGATCCGCGAAATCAAAACCTCCGACGACAAAGACCCCGTCCCAACTCCCGAGCCAACGCCCAAGAAGCAGGTGGATAGTGTCGATTCAGTCACAACCCCCGACGAGCTTCTTGTCTACGTCAACACCAACTACTCCAAGAATTTCACCAGTCCTGCCAAGGCTCTCGCTTTTGCAGCTAAGGAAGGCATCGTCTTCCCCAAACTGTCCCTTGGCGAGTAGTTTCTTAAAGCATTAGTTATGACTATCTCCGAAATCATCAACAAAGTAAAATGGTGTATCGACCACGAGACTCATGAGGATGCCAAGCTTGCCGACAATGGAGAGGATTCCTACATGGATAATATCATACGTGCCAAAATCAACGACGCACGCCGATGGCTCGCCGTAGCCACCTCCCAATCCATCACCCTCTCCTCATCTCCAAGCTCCTCTTCCTCCTCCAGTGTTACAACACTCACTATCACCCCCTATGATGGCTTTCCCGACATCGCCACCATCACCATCCCCTTGTCTCTTTCCACCGTCACCTTAACTCGCGTACGTCTCTCGTCATGGCACAAGGCTGCCATACCTATTCTCGACACCTCCGACGACGCCATGCTTATGTTCGACGACACTGCAAAGGGTACTCTCAACCGGCCTCTCGCCACTGTCATGCAAGGCTCTCCTACGAGAATCCTTGTTCAGCCTTACACCTCTACCGACACTGCCGAGATTGTCTATATCGGTATAGCTTCCGACATCGACACTTCTTCTGATGATACCACCGTAGATATTCCAACCATCCACGAGTCTGCCTTCATCTACTACATTGCCTACCTCTTGCTCACCGCCTACCAAGACCCACGTGCACAAGCAATGTTGGCTATTGCAGTTCAACTGACAGGCTCCAAACAGTCCGTATAGTTATGTACACTCTCACTGCATCATACTCTCCCGAAGAACTTGCCTGGATCACTCCCGAAGTTCAGTTTAAGCGTGACATCTACCTCATCGTCACCCTCAAACGCCCCGGCAAACTCATCATCCGGCAACGTGTCTCCGATGGTTCCAATCCGCGCGTGCCTATCCGACGTCACAAAGATATGACCTCCTTCAAGCTCCGCCTTACCATCCTCCCCGACACCGTCGGTCTACAAATTTTCACATCAACCGAACCAAAAGAAATTAAATATGCCTACATTTAGAGAAGACCCTAAAATCGGTTCTAAGGTCCCATTAATCAAAACTGCCGACCTTAACGACAAGTCGGTCACTGAGAAGAAGCTCGCCGACGGAAGTATAACTAAGGACAAAATTGCCACTGGTGCAATAACAAAAGACAAACTCTCAGATGATATTCTGAATGGTATTGCGATTGAGAGAATAACAGAAAAAGAAATCGAAGAAATAGTAGGAGAGAAAGGAGACATACAATGAATAAGTTTGTAGATGATAAAGGACTTAAAAGATATACTGACAATATGAAACTTCTTCTTAAGAAGAAAGTTTCTAAGAAAAGACCTTATGGACAGATAGTTATTGGTAAGGCAATAAATCCAAAATCGTATGATTGGGGAACAATATATGCTTTTCGTGGACATCCATGTATAAAAATATGGAGTGATAATAAAGTTGAGACATTTAATATAATTATTCGTACTGCTGAAAATACAGATGTAAGTAATATATATCATCAATCATCAGAAACAACACTTACTAACACAAAAGCTAAATACCTTCATCTTATACATTTAATAGGATATCCAAATATTCCATGTGGTTTTAGAATGTTTTCTCCATATACAAAGGGAGATCCTAATATAAAATTACAAGAAATTGATATTTCAACGAAAAACCTTACTGGTACTTCAAAAAACTACAGTTGGGTTAATTCAAAACGTGTGACAAGTAAGAAGGGAACTTTTGAGATGGCTTGTGAAACATTGAGATACAAGTTTGATCATAATCAAAGCTATATAAATGTTGGTATAGTAAAAGCTTATCAGTTAGTTAATGGAGATTTTGGAGTACCATATTGGAAGCATAGTGTATTTCGAGGTAAACCTTATAGAAAAAAATTCCCTAATAAAAAGAAAAAATATACAAGATTTACGAGAAAAACTTCTGGATTAGGTGGTGGTCTATGGCTTGTACGTTTCTATGATAGAAAAAGTAAGACATATATGAATGATGTAAAAGTATATGTAAGGAAAACTAAAGAAGGAAAGCTTATTTTCAAAAAGACATAAAAAATGGGTAGCGTTAGAAAACAAGGATACTACACCACAAGGCATGTACTTCATCAACCATCTAACTTACCACCCATTGCAAAGATACTATATAATATTCAGTTTTGCAAGAGTTTGAGTAATAAAATAAAGATAAAATATAAAGTTTAACAAATATTAGTAATAAATTAACAAACAAACAATTATGACAAAAATTTTAGACAGTTTAGGACTAAAAAGATTAGTCACAAAGATTGCTGAAGCAGTTAGTAATGGAACTTGGTTGCCAGTGAAGAAAGGAGAAGGTAAAGGTTCTGTTGTAATTGGTCTGGGTACTGCAACGGGAGCCTATTCTTATGCTGAAAATGGATCAATAGCATCAGGAAAAGCTTCTCATGCCGAAGGTTCTGATTCTACAGCATCAGGATATGCTTCACACGTTGAAGGTGAGGCGACTACAGCATCAGGATATGCTTCACATGCCCAAGGTAGTTTTAATTATGATCATGAGTATTTTATTGATATGATTGGTGTTGGTAATGAAGATGAGCCAATGAATGCTTCTGTAACATATCTACATCGTGATTCTTCTGGTAAACCTGTAAGTGATCCTAACAATGGTCACCAGTATCTACTTGGTGTTGGTGGATATCAAGGTCAAGATATTGCAGAGGGTATGAAGAGTGTGCAAGAAGTGGTAGCAGATCTTGAAAAAGGAGTGGCAGCAACAGAGACTATGACTGTTGAGGATATTAGGGAGATAATGAGTGCATAGAAATAAAAGATAAGATAAATAGTAACATAAATTTTTTTTAAAACAAACAGTTATGACAAAGTATTTAGACAAGGTAGGCCTTACAGAGTATACTAAGCTGATGAAGGCTCATGTAACAAAGAGTACATTGAAACTTGGTGAATCATCAGGTACGGCTTATGACGGAGCAAAGGGTAAGGCAAATGCAGACTTCATCAAGGGAGTGAAAAACGGCAACCTCGCTCTTGTGTCACCAGAAATCAGAGGCAGATGGAATGTGTTCAACGCAGCTGGTACAGCAGTGGAATCAATGGTTTCATCATCAACCTCTCTGTCACTTGAAAACGGTTATCAGGCATCATGGACAGGCGCATTCTCATATCCAGCAGCAAAGGAAGGCCAGAAAGTTCCAACAAGTGTATCTGGTAATTGGACTGCACTTCCAGCAGCAAATACACCATCTGCAACATACACAACCCCAGAGAAGGTAAAGACTGACACCACAATCTCTGCAACCATCGCAGCTGCCAAAACTGGTCTTATGGTTGTTGGTTCAGATGTAAAGCCTGCAAGTGGCAATGACACAAAGACAGCATCTGCAAGCGTACACTTCTATCATCGTCGTTATTTTGGTTTGGCTTCAGTATCAAATATAACAGCAGATGTTATAAAGGGTTTGAGTAAGACAGACCTTAACAATTCACGTACAACAAAGCTTGAAGGCATTTCGGCAACAGATGCTCAGTACTATGTAATAGCTTATCCAAAGGCAATGGGTGAGTTGAGTAAGATAGTACAGAATGGAGCCACACCATTGCTTAATGGAGGCTTTGAAAAAAGTGAGGTAACAGTGACAAATGCAGCAGGTGCTTCAATAGTTTACTTGGTATACCGCACAGTAAATCCAGGAGCATTGAAGGATAACTCATTCCTGGAAATAGCATAAATAATTGTTTAACATTAAAAACATAAAAAAGATATGGCATTAAAACAAGCAAATACGCTGGCTCCAAGTAATGTGTCAGCAACAGGTTTTGCCTTGGCAGACGCAAGACATATTGGAGGTCATAAAGTTGTAGCAAGCCTTACGGCTTTGTATGCATTGCAGGATTGGCAGCTGCTTAATCCTGGAGAAACAGACACAGCATTGGCATTAGGTCAGCAGTGGTATGTTAAGGGAACTGGTTTCTATAGACTAACCAACTGGGCTAATCGTAAAACATCAAGTGGTTGGATAAAGGAAGTAGATCCAAATAACATTGATACTACACTGTTTCAGATTGTTTCTGCTCTTCCTACAAGTGGTATTAATAAGAATCGTATATATCTTGTAGCTTCGGCAAACAGAGACCCTAATGGTAAAAATATATATGCCGAGTATATCTATACTGGTAATACCTCAGCCACCTATGACGCAACCAAGTGGGAGAAAATTGGTGAATATACACCAACCGTGGACTTATCTCCTTACATGAAGTTGGAGCAGAAGGGTGTGGCTAATGGAGTAGCTACATTGGATGCAAAGGGTAAGGTTACTGATGGACAGTTGTGGGATGCAACAAGCGAGAATCATGGCTTGATGTCAGAAGAAGATAAGAAAATTCTTGATACAATCAATGATGAACTATATGCGGGTAAATACTCTGATGTATGTAAGTTTGATGATATATTTACACCCATTATTGGGGGTGTTGAAATACTTCAGCAATCACTTCCTGAGTCTGTCGTAAACTATGATATTGTCTATCTTACAACTAAAAATATGTTTGTAGCAAGACATGAGGGTAAATATTATAATAACTGGGTGCATAGAGCAGAAACCTTTGGTGACTCAAATACTCCAGTAGAAGGTAAATTGTATTTAAAGAAAGCAGAACTGATATCAGTGGCTGGTTCGATTGCATCACCTACTTTATATACGGGTGATAGTAATGGTCTCTATCCTCTTGCTAATCAGGCCGATATTCAAGTAATGTCTAATGAGGAGATTGATGCTCTGTTTGCATAAAACATAAGCTATAACAAGTAAATAAAAAAGTGGTGAACTTTTAGAAGGTTCACCACTTTTTCTTTTCTTTATTCTATTCTATCCAAATCCTCTACCGCCTCCTGCATTATCATCTCAATATTCTTATTCGCGAAGTCCACCTGCTTCTTATCATCGGCCCACTTCTTTCTCATCGTGTTCCAGTGTCTCATTCGCTTTTCCGCATTCTTGATGATATTCACCTTTCTTTGCTCAGGCGAACCTTCGAACTTATCCAATGCAGCAGCATTTTCAATCCTCTTCATCGTAGGCACGTTCTTCGATTTCAGCTTGTCATTATTGGCGATAGTCTGTTCCATTTCCTCCTTGTAGTTATACCATTTGGCTTTGGTTCTCGCCATGCTCGACTGTTCTCTTGGAGTATAGAAGAGTGAACGTAAGAATGGCACGTCGCCCACTTCTATCTCGTCTGTCTTGCCAGTCGTTGCCTTTGCGCCCAAGCCTGCAATGCGTTGAGTAAATGTGCCCATACCGCCACTCCACGAACCAAAGAAATGATTGAGCATCGACGGGTCCGTTGCCCAGTCAAGAACCTCGTTGCCCTTCATTTCCGGATTACCAGGAGCCATATTGTTGGTCTTGGCGTTCACCCACTTGTTCAAGTCCACAAGTCTTGCCGGGACATTATTATAGGCGTTCTGCCATGCCGGGTTAAGCTCTGTCTTATAGCCCGTTCGTCTTATCGGCGCACCCTTCCAGTCGTTGTTATGCCACCATTCAATGAACGGAACTATAGCAGTAGGAGCAATACCTTCTGTAGTCATGCCAACTCCGTTTTCCAAGCTCTTTTCATAGTTCGGATTATTCAAGAAGTCCATTACTGGGAATAGCTGCGACATATAGCCCACGGCATCCATCGCCATGTTTCTCTGGCTCTTCACGTTTTTGGCAAACGTCTGTCCTGCCGCCAAGTCGCCAAGACTATAGAATGCTCTCAGTTCAATGGCCAACGGCACAGTCACAAATCTGTTCTTGCCCACATATATACACAGATTGTTTCGTCTGATATAGTCGGGCAACTCGCCATACGGGTCTTTCACATTGCCTCTGTCCTTATCGTCCTCATTCTGTATAATAGCATTGTTGACAGCAGCCATAATCAACGCTAAGGCAAACGGTGCAGATGTCATAGCAACAGTAGTCCCCACAGGCGCACGCTTAAAGTTCTTAAACAACAGGTTCGTACTCTGAATGCCAGCATTGAAGAACATCGAGTAGTTTCTTAGGTAGCCAGCCACAAAGCCGTATGTGTTTCGTCTTGTCTTCTGCCAATCACCCATTTCTCCGTTCTTGAAGCTCTTTATAGCATCGCCCGAACCATGACGGTTGAAGTTTGTCGATACCTCCTTTGCGTCATACGCGCTTCTTGCTGCCGAACGTCCCAAGTCTCTTGATGTGCAATATGTGGCGAAGCGTGCCATATTCTCAGCCACCTCGTTCAGATTCTCCACGTTCTTGCCTAATTTCTTAAGCACTTCCACAGCATTAACCATAACCTTCTTCGCGCCCTTTGCCGATTCTTTCTCCACGATACTCTTGTAGCTCTTCTCCATGTCGTGCATCGAGAACAACTGAACAAAGCCTGTCTCGCCACCGTTCTCCATAAACTCCTTGAAGTATCGCTCCATCTTCGAGTTACCAAGCGTACCTTCTCTGTATCGGGCGTATAGGCCATAACCTATGCTGCCCTTGAAGTCTTTCCACTTCATGCTCTTCATAGCTCCTGCGCCCTCATTGTAGAACATATTCAACGGATTAAGCTCACCATAATAGCGTGCCCACTTTGCCGCATATCTTCCACCTTCCTTTGCAGCAACATGCGAAGATGCAAATTCCATGTCTCTCACGATGTTTCTCATCACAAACTCTGGACTCCATGATGTTGAGGCCATAGCCATCCATCGTGTCACAGTCTGCAACCACTTTTGGCTTGCCTTGCCGTTCTCCAGCATTCCGTTCAAAGCCTGTGCCGCTCTCGGATTGCCAAGCACCACAAATCTGTGTGTTCTTCCTGCTATCTTCACGTCCACAAAGTGTTGGTTCTTGTCCTTCGCTCTTTGGAACTTGAAGCCTATGTCCGTTCCATTGCTCAGACTCTTTGCCTCGCCCTTAGCTTGCTTTGCCTTCATGTCTGTCTCAAAGGCATCCACAATGCTCGCAACATCGTCTGCGCTTGCTCCTTCGGGAATCTGCGGATAAGCCTCCTCCCAAATGTCGTTGCCGTTCAAGTCCGTGCCTATTTTCTTAACCCAAACCTTTGTCTCCTTCACAAGATTCTGCTCTCCGCTGTTTCTCACGAATCGCGCAAAGGCTTGCTTTATAGTGTTCTGACCTCCGTTTCTTATCGCACGGTTGCCCATCAAGCCAATCTGTGCCAATATCTCCACATTGCTCAGGCTCTTTCGTCCCTTGGCGTTCATCAGCGTCGTGCCGATATAGTTGCTTGGGTCGCCCTTTTCTGTCACATATCCGTATACGTCCTCAGCGGTAGCCTCGTCAAACTTTCTCAAAGGCACATACCAGTCGAACATACCCAACACTCCGTCGTGCGTCTCCTTGCTGATAATGCTGTTCTCGTAGTCCGAATTTACCGAATAGTCAGTAGCTGCCTTCACCTTCTTCCAGAAATCGGCTACTGAGCCTTTCTTCATGCCTTCCATGCTCGCCTCCTGACTCATTACCTCGTCAATAGCTCCGGAATCATCATAAGCTGCTTTCTTGTCTGCAATACCCTGCAAGCCGTGCATACCCGAATAGTCATGCTCCTCAGCCTTAAAGTCCTTGTCCAAGTTCGTTACAATCCACTCGTCCATCTGACGGTAGTACTCCTTCAAGTCTATCTGTCCTGCCTGCAGCTTCTGTCCAAGGTCATGCTTCTCGCTCTTCCAACCCTGCTCCAAAGCATCAATACTATTGGATTTTTCACTTTCCCCTTTTCTCTTTTCACTCCTTATCCAGTCTCTAACAAACAGCACACGGTTTCTCTCCAATCCATGCTTTCTTATCATATACAGATTGAAGTTCCTTATTCTGTCCTCCACCTTCTTGCCATCGAAGCTGTCCAACACGCTCGACATAGCCTTGCTAAGCGGGTCCATATAGCGTATTTCGAAGAGCTTGGATTTGTCGCTCATCTTGCCCTCCATGATATTCTGCATCAGATATGGATTCATCGAGCTTGCCACATCTTCAATCTTCCTGATAGACGGATCAATAGCCTCCATCAGTTTCTTCAACGAGAGCATATTGTCCATGAAAGCCTCAGTAGCCATATAGCTATGACGGTCCAGGGCATGATGGTATCTATCCAAAGCGGTAGCAGCACTTGGAGCCGTGCGGTAGTGTATCTCTCCGTCCGTTGCCTCCAACCATTCCTCGCGACTCATACCCTCGAAGTCATGGCTCTTGCCGTCGTTGTCATACAACTCGCCGCCCTCAATCTTCGTGTATTCCGTCTTCTCATGCTCTATCTTCCACTTCACGGCATCGGCCCGCATCTTCCACCAAGGGTCGTTGCCATACTTCTGCACGTTCTTCGCAAGCCAAAGCATATACTTCACATCCTTCACGTTAGGCGAAACTCTGTAGCCTATCTCGTGCAGGGCATCTGTCACCTTATTCTTAATGTAGTTCCAGAATCCCGGCTCACCCTTTCCGTCCTCTGCGCTCTTGGCGATAAACTCTTCAATAGCGTCATAGAATCCAAGGTGATTCATGTTCATCTTTTCTTTCACATAAGCTCTCAGCTCAGCATTGATAGGGTTATCCAAGTCCATCCAAAGACTTCTCATATAGTCATTGAACTTATCTCCGAGCAGTCCTCTCATGCCCTTGTGTCCTACAGTCTCGTGCCATACGGTTTTCTCCGCGGTATACGAGTCGTGGATATTAGGCATATACAGATGTACCTCGCCCGTCTTCTCGTCATACCAGCCAGTCACCTGCTTGCCATTCTCTATGTCCTTGCGCACCTTCGGGTTCTCAATCTCCTCAACCGAGTTCATCATCTTCACCTTTCCTCCAGTTCTCTTCGCAACCTTCTCAACGGTCTTGATGATACGCTCGCTCACAGCATTCGAAGTCCCCGAAGTCTTCTCAGGTGTTACAACACCATCGCCTTCTTTTCTAAAGAAAGTCTCCCCATCTGTTAAATTTTTACTCTCATCAAGCAATTTTTTGCCCGAATCGTAGGATTTCTCAACTCCTTGCAGTAACTTTGCAGTATCAATAGAGTTGTTTGATGAAACCAAAGGTGGTCTGTCGGGATTTTCTCGCTTTCCAGGGGAGTCAAGCAGCTCTATTTTTGTTACCTCATAGCTATGAGGTTTATTTTCTTCCCCTCCTCTAAACTCTTGCATAGTAGTCTTCACACGGTACATCTTACCGTCTATCTCTACTGCACCATAAAGTCTATGCACCAAAACTCCTTCTCCATATCCATTCTCCACACTACGCATTCCATCTTCGCCCTTCTTGTAATCAGCGTGAATCTCAGCCTCGATACTTTCATGGATAACATCTGTAAGCTTTTTAAGCACGGAAAGGTGAACAAATGGATCGTCACTTTTTGATATTGCGCTATTGGAAAGATATTTATCTATAGCAGCCTTGCTTATAATATAAGGTGTACCATCGCGCATAGTCGGCATATCACCATTCTTTGTAGCGAGATTATCCTTAGCCCATGTACGTGCATTCTTAATAGCATCTGCTTTGTTTTCTCCAAACAAATGCTTCTCAACCTCTACCACCTTCACCTTCTCCTTATTCAGATTAGGCATAACGATTCCTTTCTCCTCCACAGCTCTGTCTCTCACAGCGTCAAAGTGTTCCTTGCTGTCTGAGAAGGTGTTGCCAAGCTCCATGCGATAATGGGCATTTGCTTTGTTATACACCTCAGCCGCATGCTCCACTCTGTACATCACGCCCTTGCCATCGTTCTGTTTCTTCAAGTATCGTTGCATTTCCTCCTCGGTCATGCCAGCCAACTTGCAAGTCAGTTTCTTTAGCTCCGCAATCACAGCCTGGCTTGTCTCGTCTCTCGTATAACGCTCATACTCTTCAAATCTCTCGTATGTACCCGAAAGAATACTCTTTCTCTGCTCAGCGTTATATTCGCCCAAGTCAAACATAATGGAGTAGTCGTTGCGGTCTCCTCTCACATGCACATTAATACCATGCTCGTTCAAGTTCACCGTCACGTCTTTCAGTTCCTTCAAGTCCTTGGCTGTCTGCTTGCTCTTCTTCTGCATTATCGTATTGGTGTCGATAATGCGGTCAGGCATTTCTATATCGCGCAAATCCTCAAAGAAATCCTCTATCTTGTCGTAGTGTCCGCCCAAGCTCACTTTCTCCACACGGCCAGCCTTGGCTCGCATAGCCTCGTTGCTTATCTTGTCCACTACTACCACACGGCATACTACCTTCGTACCTGCCTGTTTAAACACGATGTCGGGCAGCTCTACCTCCGCACGCATTACGGCGGTCTTCTCACCCTCAATCCATTTGTCAAACTTCTTGTCTGTCGAACCTCTCGGTATAAGGGCTACCACACGACCGCCTTCCTCCAAGTGCTTGAATGCCTTGCCCAAGTGAGCAATGGCTGTTGCACCGGCTGTACCGAACGGTGGGTTCATCACCACAACGTCGTGCTTGTTGCTGATGTCGTAGTTCTCGAATATGGTGTTTTGGAACTTTCGGCCCAGTCCTCCTGCCTTCAACTGTAGTTTGGTGAACAGGCTCTGACTCGGCTCTATCGCTACCATTTGATTGCCCTTTGGAGCATATCGTGCTATCGCTCCATGTCCGGCACTCGGCTCCATTACGGTGTCACCCTCGCCCATGTTCGCCCATTCCATCATCTTATAGCCTAATGGTTCAGGTGTTGGAAAGTAGTCTACACCCTCTCTGTTGCGGGAGTTCAGCTTCTGGTTAGAGTAGTAGTCAAGCACAGCATTGTCAAATCCGTCTGTGCTTTGGTCTTTAGGCGCGTCAAATTCCTTGCCGCCTACGCCCTGCTGATCGATAGGCACTACTCCGCTATGCTCCAGTATACCGTTGGCAAAACTGTCTCTTAGGCTTCGTGCCTGACTGCCAAGCGCAAGGTTCTCAGTTGTCGATACCTGGTTGTTGAACTTCTGTCCGAACAGCATCATTTCTGAGTTCAGTCCCAATATCGGGTACTCAAATATGGCGTTGCTCTTGTTGCCGATACGGTAGGTACGTCCCTCAATCTGCAATGCTGTGATAGGACTCTGAGGCAACGCCAGTGTAATGCACACACGCTGATGCTTGCCCGTAGTGTCGTGCAACGAGATTCCCTCCTTTCCGCTCGCCTCCTGTATCACGATGATGTTCTTGCCACTATCGTCGCTATTGAAGGTGTCCACTGCCTTGTCCTTCACCTTTGAGCTTTCCTTTCCACTGAAGAACAATACCTTGTCCTTGCCGAACACCTTGGCTATCTGCTCTCTCGGCATACTGTAGTCAAGAGTCTGCTCCCACTTCAACAAGTCGGCATACTTCTTTCTAAAGTCTCTCACAGCTTTTGCTGCCTCCTTCTTTTCTTCTCCCTCGCTCATTATTGAAACCAAGTGATTAGCTTGCTCCAACATCAAGGCGAACGGTGGCTTCAAAGGCTCCTTAGTCTCCACTCTTCGGTGGAATATCACTACCTTGCGTCCTGCGTCCAAATGTGCCTTTATGCGCTCTATGATGTTTGCTACTTTCATAGTCTCAAACAGAGCGCTGCCATAATTGTAGTCGCCAATCGTCCTACGGTAAGCGTCTGCCAGTACGCTGTGTCCTCTCACGGCATCCTGCACAGCTTGGTTGAACTCCTCCGCATGGTCGGGAGATACAGTCGGGAAGTCTCTCGAATAGTCATACGGGCTGTCTATGATGCGTCCGCTCATAGTTCCCAATGTGTCTTGCAGATAGTCAGAGAAGGCTATCTCCTGCTTGGCTACAGCTTCGGGATTACTCGTGCTCTGCTCCAGTCTGCCATAACGGAACTTGTATGCAGCGCCAAAATGGTCAAGATAGAACTGTGTGCGCCCGCTCATTCTTCCGCCCTTTTCTACTTCGGGATATTTGAAAATGTATCCCTCCGCATAGTCAAGGTTCTCGCGTGTGTTGAACGGGGTCGCCGAAAGGAAAATGGTCTTCGTGTCCTTCCACTCTGTCTTTGCTTGAGCCTCAAGCTTAGGCTTCACTTCGTTAGTGTAGTGGCTCAATGCCTTCACATACTCAGCGTGTATCTTACCAAGCTTAGGGAAGGTCACATAGTCGCTCGGAGTGAAGTTGTACACATCCCTTGGCACCATTCTGCTTGTGGCGTATGCCACGTCACGCGCGGTTGCGCTCGGATGGCTCGCCTTGTATTCTTTGCGTATGCGCTCTGTCTCCTTGGCACGCTCGATGTCAAACTGCTCGCCAAGACTCTTCTGCTTCTGATAGTCCTTGTTTATCTCCTGCAATCTCAAGAAACAATGGTTCTCGTCTCGGTTCGTCACCATGTAGTGCTGCATACTGCGTGCCGTCTCCGTACCCTTCTTGTTCTCCATGATACGGTGGCTCTCGTCGTATATCACAGCGTCCCACTTGGTTTCCAACAGTTTCTTGTTCACACCAAAGTTGGCGAATGTGGTTATCACCACGCCCTCACCGCTCTCAGTAGTTGCAGTGGTGCCACGGTCTTTTGCCCAACTGTCAAGGTCACGTATCTCCATGTTAAGGTTGTGTCCGTCCTTTATCCAGTCGCTCACCTTCTTCTGGCTTGGTGTCACAATGAGTATTCGTCCCTTGCCTTGCTTCACAAGTCGCTTCGCAATGCCAAGTCCTGTATACGTCTTGCCAGTACCCGTGCCATTGGTGAACATATAGCCCTTACCGTAGGCGTGCTCTCTGTCCGCATGCTCATTGCCGAAGAACTGTGTCTCCGCTTTCAGCACGTCCTCTTGCTGTTGTGGCAGAAGGAACGGCAATGTCTCCTCGATGTTCGCCTTGTCACCTATCTTTACAGGTACGTCCTCAACCTCAATTTGACGCTTTGCCTTGTCTGTCAATGGACCTGCAAGTTCCTTGCGCAACTTCTCTTGTCCGTAAATGTCTGCCCATTCGCCTATGGTGTGGGTCTCGCCGTTCATGGTGTACTTCGAGTTCCACATTTCTTCTATGAAGCCATCGATGTCCTTGTCAGAGAATTTCATTCCCTTCATATCCTCACCGATAGCTTCACGAATGCTCTTTATCCAGTCCTTCACACGGTATATACCTTCATCTATCAAGGCTACACCGTAGTCCTTCACTGCCTTCATCACCTCGGGCAGATACTCTATCTGTCGTGAGTTGAGACCAGCGAGGTTCATGCCAAGCTCACCACGTCCAAGCTTGGCCCAATTCTTTAGCGCATCTTTCAGAGCTGCTTTCTTTGCAGCTGTGTTCTGCTTCTTCTGCTCTAAAGTGCCGTTATCTGGGAAATGAGTTCCTTGCTTGGCTGTAGGCTTCCGTCCTCCATTCGTTGTAGCAGTCTTGTCGCTACTTCCTCGTCCACGCTCGTGTCGTACGGTTGCTCCATTGCTGCCATCATTGCTGCCTCGCTCGCGCTGAGTATTTCCGGTAGGTACTCCTCCCAGTCCGGGTGCTTCTCCTTCGCCTTGGCTATGGCTTCCTTCTCCAGTAGGAACATCAGGCTGTCCTGTACTATTCTGGCTGCCATGCTGTAGCTGCTCAGGCCTTCCTTCTCCACTTGTTCCGTCACCCAGTTGCTCAGAAGATCCTCCGCCTTCTCGTCCTGTTCCCACTCCCAGTTCTTTGCTGCCTCCATTATCGGTAGCAGCCAACTGTGTTCTGTCTTCTGCTCCGCTATTGTCGGGAGCATCCTCATGTCGATTCCTAACATCGTCGTAAATTTTTAAGTAAGCTATTTGTTGTACAATGCCGTGGTTGCCATTTACATAGTCCACCGCATCATCTATTAGACTCTTATTCTCCTCAGAGGTGTTGTTTCTTATCTCCTCCTCAGTCAAAGGATTCTTCTCGGCGGTAGCCATTCGCTCCTCACCGTCCATATCCTTCCATGGCTTGTTTATCTTCTCGGCTTCTGTCTTACCTGCTTCCTCGCCAAGAATCTTTCCAAGTTCTCTACTGATAATTCTACGTCGCTCCACCAAGCCAATACCGTTTCCTCTCAGCTTGGTTTCCATCGCCTGTTTCATATCGGCGGTAGCACGCTTTATATCAGAAGCGTCGCCACTCTCCTTTGCCTTCGCCAGTTCCTCCTTAGCCTTCTGCACCTGCTCGTCCTTATACATTTCTGCAGTATGCGCCAACCAAGCCAACGGATTTGTTTTCGAAGGTTCCTCCTTTGTCTTCTCACCCTTCGGCGCTGTAGCGTCTTTTATATCGTCCTTTATATCGCCCTTCGGTGTTACAACACCCTCAACCTTACTATCGGATTTTTCACTTTTCTCTTTTCCCTTTTCACTTCCAATACCTTTAGAATCCTTTGCCGACTCAAGCTCACTCTTCCATAACTTTTCAAGCGATTCAGCGTCTGTTACGCCCATTACATTTTGGTAATCCAAGAAAGAAAACTTGTAATGCAACTCCGCATTTTCAAGGTCCTTGCCCGTCTTACCTTCTTTCAAGGCTTTAAGATACTCCGCCTTGTTCTTCTCTAACGACTCTTTAGTCGTTCTTACAAGCGGGTTTTGATTAGCGTTTGTATGTGGTGTTCCGTCTACTTCTCGCTGTCCTTTTCTTGCTTGAACGTCTCTATCAGGGCTTCCTCCATTGTCATTCCCGGGTTTGCCTTCCTTATCTCCCTCCAATGGGCCACCGTTTTCTTCGGTAGATACATCATCGATATTCTTCCGCTCGAGTGTCTTATCTCCACTCTTTGCAAGTCCTTCTTTTCTTCTTCTGCCGTTTCCTCCTGACGTTTCTGGTTCACCTCCCTCAGAGCTGCCAGCATCGCCATTTCCTTCTTTGCTTGAATGTCTTGTTTCATAGTCTTTCCAGTTTCTAAGTTTTAAAAATTCGTTTACAAAATCTTCCTTCGTAGGTCTCTCGCCGAACATTTCCGTCTGGTTGGCGTCAGCATAAGGAGCGGCATTTCTGTTATACGCCATCATCAGCTCACGGAAGTCCTCAACCTTACCCTCCAGAGCAAGAGCGATAGCCTGAGATATAGGGTCAAATCTGTCCGCAGCGTTCTCTCCAAACATAGCAGGAGTGCGCAAGTATGCGTCCACACCGCTTCCGCCTTGACGAGCTTCGTACAGCAACTGCACTGCCTGGTCTATCTCCTTCATCAGAGCATAGTCGCCAAGTTTCATGTTGTCTGTCACAGCACGGATACCGTTCAGAGCCTTGGTTTTCAGCATAGCGTCAGCGCCCATCATGCGGATAGTGTTCTCCGAGAACACACTGCCCAACAGAAGGTTCTTCACAAAGTCCTTGCCCGAAGCCGACAATCTATCCTCACCCTCACGCAATCCAGCTATCTCGTTAAGACCTATCACGCCCTTATCAACTAAACGTTTTAGCAACGAGTTTATTGCGGTAGAATTGTTAAAGAATGCATCAAGACTGCCACTGCCCTCTATTTCCGACACAATGACACTTATCTCGTCAGTACTAAGCTTCTTCGAGTTTGCAACAGCATGCTGCGTGTTGCCCTGCGACTTCTTCTCGTTCATGTTGAACTTCGCGAATGTAGCCGTGTCATATTTCATAGGCTCGTCACTTACAAGCACCAGTCTTGGATGCTTCATTCCGCTCTGCTCAATCTGTTCTGCAGTGAAGCCGTAGTTCTCTGCATTTTCCTTCAACGCTTCAAGATAAGCTCCGTCTGTCCCGTCCTTTGCTGCCTTCTGTCCCGCCATCGTTCTGCCGTTACCATCAACAACAATGCCGTCAGTCGTCACAACCGGAACATGGTCTACCGCCTGTCCGTCATAGTGCCTTGCTATCATGTCCGTCACCCTCTGAGCGTCCTTGTCGTTCTCGTAGTCGCGGTCGTTGATAGTGCGTCCTTCCTCGTTCACGGGGAAACCCTCGCTCTTCTTGTAGCCGTCATTTGCGTTATGCGAAGGAGTAAGGCTGTCTGCCTCGACAAGCTCATAGTGTCCCTTTATCTTCGTGCCGTCAGACAATGTGCGTGTGCGCTTGTTGCCCACAACGCGCTTACCGCTCTCAAACTTCTCTCGAGCAACACCTACATTACCTACTTCACCTACCGAACCTACACTACCTACGTCACCTACACTACCTACCTTTTCCATTCCAGCCTTGACCTTTTTCTCAGTCATTGCCTTTTTGATGTTGGTATATAGCTCAAGTTCCTTCTTGGCAGCCTCAATAGCCATCTTCTTCTGAGCCTCCGCCTCCTTAGCGTCATTCAAATCTCCCGTGTAGTCCACCTTTATCATTTCGGCTTCCTTCAGCATCTTCTCGGCTCTCTTTATCTGTCCGTCTACAGCAGCTTCTGCGTTCTCGCCAAACTGCGAAGACATCCACTCCGCTCCATGTTCGGGTGTCATCTGCGAGTAGTCAGCAGTCTCACGGCCTTTCGTGTCCTTCATCATCGGCACAGGTGACCCATCGGCAAATGTTAAAGTCTCGTTACTTCCATTGCCATTATCGGATGGATTCTTTTTTTCTCCTTCCCCTATAGGCTTTACATCTTCAACTCCAGGCGCCGACGCACCCTCCTTCGGTGTTACAACACTCTCAGTCTTAGTATCGGATTTTTCACTTTTCTCTTTTCCCTTTTCACTCTCAGCGTAAGCCACCGAGTTCTTAACCTCCAACATCGTCTGATAGTTCTTGGCATAGTCCTCCGTCTTTTCCACATGGTCAAGCTGCACGTCCTTCTTGCTCACGAAGTCCATTTCCTTTGTATTCGGGTCAAGCACGCTAAGCATGTCGCCTACGCTTTCTCTCGCTCTGCCTTCACTATCAAACGCAACATCGCCAGCTCCAACAATCAGCAGTCTGCCATTGTTGTCCTTCACAAACAACATCTGACCGCCATCCTGCTTCTCGCCGTCCAGCTCGCCCTTGTAGCTCCATTGCTCCACATGCTTCTGCACGGTCTCAGCAATCTTCTGTTCAGTTCCACGATACATGCCCACAGCCTTAGCCTTGGCGTTGATATAGTCGGCAAAAGGCGCAAGCTGTTCCTGCGTCAGTCCCGAATTGAACAGCTCCATGTATATCTGAGGTTCCGAAAGACCTTCCTTTGCCAGTCTCTCATACTCCTGCTTCAACACATCGTTGCTTTCCAAGGCTGCATTAAACGCCTTTTCGGCATTATTCATGTTGTTCAGCACCTCAGCCACAGCCTCGTTGTTAGGATTCTCCGTGCCAAGGTTATTCTCCTCAACCACGTCCTTGCCCTCTGTCTGCGACTGGTCGGGATGCAACGTTCCTTCCGGGAACTGTTCTCCCTCGTAAGCCTTTCTCAGAGCTACACAAGCGTTCTGTTCTCCCTCGCTGCGCCTCAACGGGTCTTTGTCCATAACTGCCTTCATCTCTTCTGCAGTAAGGCCGAATGTCTTAGCTACAGTCTCTAATGTTTCTTGTGCCGCCTTTTCGTCCTTTATCTGAGCGGCGCCATAAGCATTGTTCAGACGCTGGTCTTCACTCTTCTGATTTAGCGAGTAAAGAATCGAGTCCAGTTCGTCAGAAGTCTTGAAGCTGTTCTTCGACAATAGCTCACCATTCTTGCTGTACTCATTCACAGAACCGTCTTCAATACGGATGTACTCCATCATCGGACGTGCCGAAGGAACTGTTCCCATTACCAATGCAGAGAACTTTGCCTTTGTGTCCCAAGGAATACTATTGTCTGCCATTATCTCGTCATAGGCAGTCTTCACAAACTCAGCGTCTGTGTCCTTATACGACTCCTCGCCTTTCCCTTTGGCTGCCGTCTTCTTGGTTCGCATCGCCCAAGATGTCAGACTTTCTTTTCTCGTCAGCGGATTGTCGTGTACGTCATATCCGTAGACAGACTCCTTGCGCTTCGGTGCAGACGCGCTTCCGAACAGCTGCTCTTTCTCCTCATTAGTGAAAGTATATCCACCAAAGGCTGCTCTCTGTCCGTCAGATGTCATAAGGTTTTTAATGTTTCTCGCCACCATGTCAAGATAGCTTTCCTTTACGCCGTCCTTGCTCTGGCGCTTAGGCAGTCTTGCGTGTGTCAGCTTCAAGGCTACGACATTGGCGCAAGCCTCAAGGTTTCCCTCTACGCTCAGCCAGTCCGTATCATGACCCTCTATCATCTTGGCAACATTACCACCCATGTGCATACCAACGCCTTCCATCGCCAATTGAAACACCTTGGCAGGAATACGCTTCACGCCACTCACATTATAGATTCCTGCACCTACAGCACCGCCGATACCGCCCATAGTAGCCCAGCTCGCGCCCTCAGAAAGACCGCCCTTTATCATCAACTTTACTGTATTGCCAATAGAGGTATCATCACCCGTTGAGTAATTCTGAACAGCAGCATTCGTCGAACCATAAAGCACACCCGTTACACCTTGACTTACGGCTCCAGTACCAACCATACGACCTATGCGCCCTGCAAGACTCGTGTTGGCAATCCTTGCTGCCTGTGCCACACCATTGCCGAAAGCCTTGCCTGCAACAGCAGCACCGACCTTGCCTGCTGCGCCAAACACAGGAGCGTCAGCAACAAAACTCAATGTGCCTCGTGCCACTCTCGCACCCATACCCGGCTTAACATCAGGATTCTCGCCCTCGTCGGTCAAAGCCATTCCTTGCTGAGCATACTGTCTCTGCTTCTTCGACATCATACCCATCGACAAGATAGTGCCTATCATCGAGTCGTTGACACCACGGATGATATATTCTGCCGTACTCTTAGGCATATTACGGCTCAATTCGCTCTTCTCAAACTCCTCAGCTATCTTTGCTTGCAAGCCAGGAGCTATATAATTCTTTACATAATCCTCTGGGTCGATACCTAACGAAGCTGCCTTTTCTGCTATTTCCTTCTGCATCTTCGGGTCGGAGAACAACCCAGCCATGTCTTTCTCGGCATTCTTGCTGAGCTGATCCATTAGCTTGTCAGGATCAAGGGCTTCATTGTAAGCCTTACCTGCTGCCATATATGCAAATGGAGAAGCCTTGCTCAAAGCATCTTCTGCTGCAGCACCTTTAACTGTCGCATCCTTAAACATCTTTTGGATACTATTGTTTATATATCCGCCAAGCTGTTTGTCAACAAGCTGTCTGCTGCTTTCCTCCAACTCATCCTCCAACTGCCCCCTTGTCTTCACAAGGTTATTGTTCACGTTCTCGTTCCCAAGGTCAAAGGCTGGAGCATTCCTTCGTCTTATCTCTTCCTCAGCGTTTCTTCCAGCTTCTCGTCCTGCTTGCTCCACATTCTGCCCTACGACATGCTGCCTCTCCCTTGTCTGTTTCACCATCTGTTTCACAGCACCCGGCTTTGTGTAGCTCACGGGAGCCTGTAATCTCTGTACGGCATCCGCATTCTTCAATCCGCGCACAAGCTCGCTATCATTCTCCATCGGCGCTGAAGCGCTCTCATATGCCGTAGTGTTTCCATGTGTTACAACACCACCGCCCCACTTCTCTTGCGCCACACTCTGTTGCGCGCGTCCAAGTGCCGAGCTATTGGGGGTCCCCTTTCCTCTTGTTATCGTTCTTCCCGTAAACAGATGAGCACCAAAGTCACCAACACGACTCGCATCCTTTACGCTCACATCGCCTCTTCGCCCTGTCTTTCGGTCTATCACCTCCATTCGAGCACCAGGAAATGCTTTTGCAAATCCCATCGGGTCCTTGTCATACGCTGTCTTGTCTACCGTATGCCTGTTACCTTTCGCATCCTTGAAATAATAATATCTATTGTCTGCCATATTTATTTATCGTGTTTTTATCTTTTTATGTCTACTTCACATACTGACTCCAGTTCGTTCCTTTACCAGTAGATGTACCACCTTTGGCTTGTGCCTTCGGCTTACTGCCAGAGCCTTGCCATCTTATAGGGTTCGCGCCCTTGCGCTGTCCCCTAATCTGCTTGGCTTCACTCTTCGACACCCTCTTGGTCACATATCCAACCTTTCTGCCCGAAGTGTTCACGCCACGCTGGGCTGTATTGCTCGTCCGCACGTCTGCATAGCCAAAGCCGTCCCTAAACGTCTTCCTAAGCGACTCGCCACGGCTTGAAGCGTCAAGCAGACCATAGCTAATGGCGCCTTGTATTATCTTACGTGCTCGTTCTGAACTTGGCTTCACTACAGTTCCGTCGCTTGCCGTATATCCGTTCATCGCAATGTCAAGCTTCCTCTGCTTCTGAGGGGTTATCATTCCAAGGTTACGCATCTCGTTCCAAGCCTGTGCCTCTTGCTGTGGAGTAAGCTGGTTCTTGCTCGTCAGTCGTCCGTAAGGTGTAGTATAGCCGTAACCTCCATTAGCACCTCCAGAACCCTTAGCTCCGCTCCCGCTACCACCTCTTGCAGCCCTCGATTGTGCCAAGGCAAGTCTGCTCGCACTTAGTCTTTCAGTAGCTTGGTTGTGGCGTTTGGTTTCGCCTAACCTCTCACCTGCCAACTTCAAGTTGCCTTCTTGTACCCCAAGCAAACCATCGCGATATGCCTTCAAGTCCTTAGCGTTCTGGTCTGCTCTCTTGTCAGCACTTTTCTTAAGCTCAACCATCTGCCCTTTATAAGCTCTGTCTGCATCTGCTGCATCCATCTTTATCTGCAAGTTGGCATTCTTATACGCAGCGTCAGCCTCAGCAGCAGCTTTTCTCGCACGTTCTGCCTTTCTCTTGTCAAGGTCTGCTTGCATCTCAGCAGTCGGACTATTAAACTTCTGTAGCGCAGCGCCCTTGGATGTATTATAGATGTTCCCCATGTGTCGTATTGCGTCAGCTAAAGTGGCTATGCGCATATTGTTTCTCGTCATGCGCTCGTCATAATCATCATCACTCTCGCCTTCACGCCTTCCTGGTCGCTTCTTCGACAATCCGCCAAGCCACTTAAAGAAACCACCATCCCTTTGGCTATCGTCCTTCTCAAACACAGCAGTAACACCCTTATCACCACCAACAGCACCCAAATCAACACCACCCAAAGGCTTAGAGTTAAGAGCGTAAGAAGATGGCATCCTTCCCTCTAACTCCCTCGGATTTGACGTCTGCCACGATTGTTGAGCCTTGCTGCCCTCAGTCACAGGTTCCCCGTTAGGTGTCCATCCTACATTTACAGGCATATTCTCAAACGTAGTAGGTCGTTTACCACTAAACACATTAGCTGGTTGCTGAGGCTGTGCCAAAACACCAGGAGCCACAACACCAGGCTGTGTTACAACACCCTCCCTCTTCTCCTTATCGTCCAATACTGTGTTCATAATCCTCCACGTTTTTCTTCAACAAGTCAAACGCCTGACCAAGGGTATTGACAAACTTCTCCGCCTTTTCCCTACGCTTGTACTGAAATTCTATCTCCTTGTTCAGTACGCTAATCACCTCGCACTTCTCGGCAATGCGCTTGGCTCTCTTCTTCTTTATCTTACCTATCACCGTCTCCTGATAGGTCAAAGCACTCTCGGCCGACTTTAAGCAACGTTCAAACCAGTCACGCTCCTTTGTCACACCATCAAGCGCCGACTTCAAACGCTCAATCTCAGCTGCTTGCTCGTCAACGACCGAATCCTTCAACAAACCCGCTGCCTCCATCACACGATTAACGTCTACACCTTTCTTCGCGTTTATATCAATCTTTTTCTTTCCCATAGTATAATCTTTTTTATTTTTTTCCTACATGCGTTACAACGCTCCCTAAACTCCCGTCACATTCTTCAACAACTTATCGCCAAAGTAGTCACTCGCTGTCTTTTCTCCAGCAACACCAGATGCACCTACATCTGTTTTACCTTTCCCCGGGCCATCCAACGCCGATGCTGCACTCATCATCGCATTACTCATATTCTGAGCGGCTGCAGCCGTAGTCTCTGCCTGCTGATTGTAAATATCCTCTCTCTGCTTAGAAAGACTCTGCTCGTTCCTCATGTGCTGATCCGAAACACTCGCCTTTCTCGCCGTGTCATTGGCGCCAATATTCGCAATAGTATTACCCATCGTCCTATTTGCTGCCTCCTTTGCCATAGCTGTACTCGCCGCTGTTCCACCACCAACTGCTGCAGCTCCATCCGCCTTACGAATGTAATTGTCCTGAACCTCCTGAGCCCTACGCATCAAGTTCTGACCAGCCTTTGTGTCCAGGTAGTCCGTATTATACTCCTTGTCATACCAAGCCTTCTCCGCATTCGTGCGATATTTCTGCTCGGCCAATGCTCTCTTGGCTGCCTTACGCGACTTAAGACCTCCAAACAACGAACTACCTACACTCAAACCTAAACTGGCTGCACCAAGCAAACCTATCATCGGATTATTCGCACCCGACAACTCATTAAAGCCTAATGGCAACCTAAAGAATCTGCTAATGTCTGTCATATCTACTGTATTTTTTAATAACCATAACTAACATCCTTTCTCTCCAGTACCTTTTTCTTGGGGAATATAACATTGACCCCCCTTTCCGGTAGTACCTTTTCCAGGAAATATACTAACGACCTCCTTTCTGTGGAGTACCTTTTCTGGGGAAAATGATGATGACCTCCTTTGAGAACAGTACCTTTTTACACCTATGCTTTTATCTACTATAATTCGCAGCCAGTACCTAAGCCCCCACCCCCTTTGGGTCGTTCATCATCCGCCTATGCCTCATCGCTTCCTTATCCTCGCCATCATGCTCTAACCACTCCAACACGTCAGCACTCTAACCTATCCTCCCATATCACCCACCATGCCACATGCTACTTATGCCACTATCGTCACCCCTCCACATCATCAAGAGCAATCATCTTTCCCTCGTATTACCTACCATGCGTCTACCAAAGCCACTTTACAACCTCATAACTCACTATCTATCAGTCATTTATCCCTTTGACTTCTGACCCCGCAAGGGTCATAGTTCAATCGCTTTGATTTTTGGACACATCTTGGACACATCTTGGACACATCTTGGACATGGCTTGGACATGGCTTGGACATGGCTATAGGACACACATAGAACAACGGGAGCCCAAATACCCCAAAAGAAGCCTAAAAGGTCCTTAGTTTGCGTCAAATGTAAGAAGAATAACAACACCTTTTTCCGTTTTTCGTCATGTCACGATTTTTTACTTTCTTCCACCAATCCATTTATCGGGCCCTTAACACAAAAAAACAGACATACAGACCAATTTATTTGGTCTAACCCCCGTAATTTTTGTGATCACCTAAAAAGATAGAGGAAATTTAGAACAATTAAAAGGCATATAGATGTACGCACGAAAAACCACTTTTGTAACAAAAAAGTCAAAAGAAGGCAAAACAAAGATTTGCAAAGGTCAGTAAAAACGGCTTGCAAGTCGGAAAATCACGAAAAAACCACAAAAAACACGCCTTATACGCTCAATAATGCGCACAAAGCACCTCACCGCTGCATAAACACAAAAAAAAACACTCCAGTGAGGATAGAGTGACTTATTAATTATATATGGGAGAAAAGGTGTATATCTGTATTGGAGAAAGGGAGAACAATGGGGAGATAAGGGAGGCTGCGCCTCCCAAGGGCTTACGCCCTACCCTCCGCTGAGGCTACCGCATTACCGGTGGGTAAGCGACAAATATTCTATGTACTACAAATTTGTTATATAAAAACTTGCATATATAACGGAAATGTAGTATATTTGCACTCGTTAAACAAAATCATATCAACATGAAATGGAATGAACTAAGAAGGATTGCCATTAAGCATGGTTTTGTATTCCACAGAGAACTAAAGGGGCACGACATTTATATGAATCCCAAAACAGGAGTCAAGATAATGTTGGAACGCCATCAGTCTCAAGAGGTACGAGCTGGCTTAATGCACAAACTCAAAAAGGAAATCGGGTTTTAATCCCGATTCCTTTCCATTTCATCTAAGACAGAATATTAACAATGTAACGCAAAATAATATGGAAACAAAATTTAAGGTATCTATCGAGAAGCAGAAGGACGGTTCTTATATCGCCTATAACATGAACGGTGAAGGGTACTCACTAATAGGCACAGGAACTACAGTAAAGGAGGCTAAGGAAGACTTCTTGAACTCAATGCAGGCTTTCAAGGAAATGGAAGAAGAAGAGAAAGGCACAGCAATGCCAATTCTCTCTAATGAACCTGAGTTCAAATTCGACATCTCCTCTCTGTTTGAATACTACTCCATGCTAAACGTCAGCGCATTCGCAAGATTCCTCGGTATTAACGAAACGCTTATGAGACAGTACAAAAAAGGTAACACATATGTCTCAGACGCACAGTTGATGAAGATTGAAAACGGAATACATAAGTTAGGAGCAGAGTTTAGCGGACTCAAACTCGTATAACATAATAGTTCATCCATCTTTGTTTAACAACGCCAACGGCATACACTTACAATGTTGAGTGTATGCCGTTTTGTATAGTAGAAAGCCTAAGGAGATAAGGGGACGTGCCGCCCCCAAGGGCTTACGCCCTTCCCCTTGCGGAGGCTAATAACGCCCATTGTTATTTGTCAATATTTCTTTCGAGTCTATACACGTACTTCTGGAATGAAATATAACTGTCGTATTCTTTCCCTAATGGTTCGATTATTTGAAGTATCCAATAAAAAGCAGTCAAAAATACAGCACAATACAGTATTGTACATATCCATGATATAAAATTGTTTCCATTCATTAGTTTACTTATGTATTTAGGGATAAATGTGAAGTAACACACTGTAAACGCAATAGTTAAAGCCGACACAACAATCCACAACAAAGCACGTAAGCAGTAATGAAATGTGTATATCATTCCATTGTCTTGTACGCTTTCACAAAAGATAAAGAACAGATAGGCAAAGAACCCTATTGCACATACGATACCTAATATTTTCCACTTCATTTTGATATACTTTTTATTTCTTCCACAATATTATTGAACTCTTCCAGGGTGTCAGCAGTGTAGTGGATGCCCTTGAAGCGGATGAAGGCTACTATTTCCCGACTACGTTTTTTTATGTCCTCCTCGCTCTCCTCCTCTATTAAAGATGTTATTGTAACTCCTAACACAGTTGAGAGAGCACGGAGTTTTTGTAATGTAGGATTGTCGCTTTTGAGAAAAGCATTGAAACTTTGTTTGCTCATTCCCATTTCTTTCGCTATAGTAGCTTTATTCAATCCTTTTTCTTTTATCTTATCTTCTATTAACTGTATATTCATAGTAAAAATATATTTTCTGCAAAGTTACCTAAAAAACGCATTATGTACATATAAACTTGTACTAACAAGCCTTAATTTCCAATAAGTAAAACCGTAATTGTACTAATTAGTGTTAATGGTATCATTTTATTTTTATACTTTCTTGCTTTGGTAAAACTTTATTTATACTTTTGCAAGCGTAATCAAGAGATTACTTCTACATTAATAACAATTTAAACTCTTATAATTATGAAGAAGAACAAATATTGCTACGGTTGGAACATTTACACCAATTACGGTTATGGATGGGAAGTAGAAGCTACATACGACAAGAAAGAAACCACCTATGCACAAGTTAAGAAAGATGCACAAGAATATCGTATCGCAGGTGCTAACGTGAGGATTACGGAAACAAGATGGCTCAACAATTAGAAGATAAGCGACAAAATTATGACAAAAATTATGACAAAAATTATGACAAAAGAAGACTTGTTAGAAGTAAGAGAACAGATAGATAAGACATTCTTGTTAATCGATGATATAGTTAGTAATCATGAAATTGACATGATTGACTTAGCGTACCCATCACACGAAGGAGGACAGGACAACGACGTCGTATCGGAAATGATGTCGCTACTTCATAGTACTAATAACCTGTCGGTAGCGTGCAACATCCTCGCATTCAAGTTGACACAGATTTAGCAATAACCCCACAGCCGTGACCGAGAGAAAGGCAAGCGGAGCGAGACCGCACACGGCACAACACTACGTAGAATGCGGTACAGATTTTCGTTAGAAATTCCTTTTGAGCCATCCGCCTAAAAATGACTGAAAGCGAAATCGAGAGGTGCAAACTCTAAACACAGCGAGAAAGGGCGCTCTATCCCACCGCCAAACCTTAGTGAAGGCGTAAAATCATAAGGCGTGAGCAATACACGTAAAAAGACGTAGGCAACGACCATTGCCACCGCAAAGCAAAGCCGTAAAAACATTCGAGGATGATACAATCCTAAGAGAAAGGAGAACCGCTTAAAGGTCAAAAACCCGACATCTGCTCACAATGTCGTTAATTTGGTCACGTGAGGATAGCGTGTGAGCTATCTCAAATAAGGAAACACGTTAGGAAGAAAACGTTAAACACAAGATGGCAACTTCGATAGCCGGAAGCCGTGCAGAGTAAAGGCTTACACGTGGTTCAAGTCCACGCACGGCACTAACTTTTAAAACATACAGATATGATAACATTAGCACAAGAGATTTGTTGTTTAGATTGCAAATATGCGCACTTCTATTTCAGCAACATTAATTCTTGCTTTGACAAGATAGTTTGTCAAGCTAACGGCAACCCAAACGGATGGAGCGGTTGTAGTAGATATTCAACAAAACATTAACCCCTATAACATCACAGATATGATAGAACTTATAATTGTAGTTATGGTTGCCTCCTATGTAGCGGGTATATATGTAGGTAGACATTGGAGAGAGTTTACACAGGAATAAATCGGAAGATAAGGGAGGCACAGCCTCCCAATGCTTCGCCTAACTTAAATCTCATGGCACAGAAGACAAGAGTAGTTAATCTTACACCGATAGACGCTATACTTTTGCGCAATGTCTTTAATTGCTAGATCGACAACAAGCGCAAGCAGCTACAGCGTAAGAACCTCGCACCGATAACACGAAGGTTTATCGATGACGATATTGAATGTATAACAGAACTCATGACAAAAATCTTTAACAAATGAACAAGTTATTAGTAGCAGCACTTATAGCAAGCACAGCACTTGCAGCAGTAGCAACAAAGAAAGCGACAGATACAGAGTACGACAACCAACAGATAAAGGAAGACGTACGACAGTTAATAAACGACATCGACGAGTACGGAGACATCGACACATACACAGGTTCAGACCACTTCGAACGGCTCTACAATTGGTCACACAATCTTAAATAGAAGAAATAACAATTAACGGCACACCCTTTTATGTTGGATTAGCAGATGTGTACGGTGGCAAGATGTGGTTCATCTGCAAATGGCATCTAGACGACCAACCATCCACTCGTAAATTCTGGACTAAGAAAGAACTCGAAGACCACTTGCGCACAATACCGAACAAAATCATCAAGCGTGAGCTACTCACAATGTTACACAAGCTACACGGCAGAGCAGTCTGTTACGCACGTTAGCAACCATCCGTTGGGGATAGAAACCATATCGGAGCGACACCGACAACGGAGCAATATAAACTTTAAACATTACAATTATGAAGACAAGCATTATCCCCTGTCCTATCAACGAGAAGGACTTATGTAGCGACACCCTATTTGACGGTCTATTTGATAATAGTCAGTACGTAGAGAAAGGAAACAGATATGTCGGTTTTATCTGCGACCAAGTTGCAAAGGTTGAGTATGACAACAACTTCGTTCACATGTCATTCGAAAACTCTCTACACGATAGAGAGACAAAGCAAATCGAAGAGTGGGCACGTGAGATAGAAGACAGCTACAACGAAAATCTGATAGACGAAGATGTACGGTTAAATGTACGCTTTAAAGTCTTTGCGAAGTCTTGCGATACATACTTCGAATATATCATCAACGAGAAGTAACCCCACAGGCTGAATGTGGTTCAAGCCACTCCACTTCGATGCAAGGTCGGAGCAGCCACCAATATTAATAATAATTTAAATCATACTATTATGGCAAAGTACAAAGTATTGGTTATTGAAACCTTAAGCAAAGAGGTTGTTATCGAGGCTAATAGCGCAAAAGAGGCAAAGGCTATCGCTAACGATATACGCAGCAAAGGAGAGCTAATCCTTACGGCTGATGATTTTGATAACTTCTCAATCCATTGTTGGGAAACTTGTAAAATTAACGAAAAATAGAAGCACTATGACATTACAGGAATATCTTGAAACCAAGTTGGGTGAAATGGCAAGCCAAGACCCAAACTTCCGTGAGCGTTACGAGGATAAGAAGAAGTCTATGAAAGATTGCCTCCTTTATGTCACTCAACAGGCACGCAAACAAGCGATAAAGGGTTGTGCTGCAATTTCCGACGAAGACGTTTTGCAGATGGCTGTCCACTATTACCAGGAGAAGGACGTAGAGCCAACCAAAGAAACGGCACAGGCTAAGGTTGTGGCAGCAGCACCCAAGGACAACAAGCCCAAAACAGCTGTTCTCATACCCAAGCCACAACCCAAGAAAAAGGCTAAGAAAGTAGACAACTCATTACAACTTGATTTATTCGGAGGAATGTAACATGAAACCACGCAATAAGATAGAACAAGAGGTCGTTAACCTCTCACACAAGTTAGGCGAGATAGGCAAACGTGACAACGCTCGCCTAATCCGCAACACATACGGCTCTTGCAAGTACGAGGATATGTATAACCGTTGCTATGCCGTTATCAACCAGTCTTACAAAGGTTGGCAAGTGCTCAGATATTTCCGTATCGACCGTCACGGCAAGCGTGATATTTTCTATAGCACATGGGAGGTGTTCCAACTTTGGAACAAGGTAGGCGAAAAGCAGATACTCATAGCACGTCAGAGAGCGTTCCATTATTACGTAGACGCTTTCCTCCTTTCCTCCCCAATGGAGATACGTCAGAACCCCAAATACTGCGCATCGTGGCTGCACTACACCGACGTAGGCTTTTCTTACATGTACGACAAGTCCGTTGATAGCACATACAAGTATTGCGACAGCCTTATACCTACCAATGAGCGCAAGCAATGGTATCGTTTCCTGTCCGTAGACAAGTTTGCCGAGACAATCCTTAAGCAGCGTCACGAACTTGCCGAGTACATGCTTACTAACAACATACTTGACAAGGAATACATGAAAGCCGTGCGCATTATGTTCCGCCACAACTATGTGCCAATGAACGAAGGGCACACGGCATACAATCTCTACTTCGACATGCTACAGAACATGAAGTATATAGGATGCGACCTCTCTAACCCTCATTTCGTGTGTCCCGATAATCTCATGCACACGCACGACTGGGCATTGCACGCTCGTCAGGCTCTTGAAGCCAAGCGCAAGACCAAAGCCGAGCACGAAAAGGAGATACAGCGCATCAAGTGCGCTATGGATAAGAACGAGAAGTACATCAAGGCTCGTAGCTGCTTCTTCGACATGAACATCAGCGACAGCCTAATCTCGTGCCACGTCCTTCAGTCCGTGGACGAGTTCTACGAGGAAGGCACAGCGATGCACCATTGTGTATACGCTAACAAGTATTACGAAAAGCAGAACTCGCTCATTCTTTCCGCTCGTATCAACGACAAGCGTATTGAGACAGTAGAGGTAGACCTTAAGCAGATGAAGGTAGTTCAGTGCTACGGTGCTTGCGACAAGTTCACGCTCTATCACGACCGTATCGTCTCGCTCGTCAACAACAACATGAATATGATTAAACAATGTCTAACATCTAAACAAATAGCAATATGACAAGACAAGAAATCTACAAGTCACGCTTCCGTTCACTTAACACGGCTGAGAAGAAACGCATTCTCAGCCGACTCTTCCCAGATGGCTACATCGAATGCAAGGACAATATCCCCGACGAGCAGACTTTTGCCGGTTACACCGAGGATTACGGACTTATCGAAGTCAGATTTTCCCTGTTCGACAGCCGTATAGACATATCTCGTGAGTTCGATACTGAAAGGACAAAATGGCTGTTCATCAACGACATCACCAACAGAGCCCTTGCCAAGAACAATGTTTACACCAAGCAAGTGCAGAAATTTCCGTTCGACGACAATTCCCACTACTTTGTAGCGGACATGAACGAGCACAAGTTTTTCATCGGACTAAACCAAAACAAATCACAAGCAATTTAAAACAATACAATTATGAAAAAGAAATTCACATTTTTCTTCCCTATGTCGGGAGAGACCATAACAAAAGAGTTTAACCTACTCGCAGTAAAGGACGCTACAGTAAAATATCTCCGCAAGCAGTCGGAGGTTCGTGGGGACATTTGCCTTGTGTCTGACGAGAAAGGCGAAATCGTGGCAATGGCTCACATCGACGACAACATGAAGGTAAAGTTCTTCATCGAGGATAATTCAGTCTCAGACATCAAAGCCATAGGGGATATTTCCCTTGAAGCCAACGCCTAACCGTAAATTTTTATTAACTTTGCAAAACAGAAAGGAGGAATCCATTATGAACGCTAAAGAATGGTGCATAGTAATAGTATTTATCTTAGCTTTGATACTTGCCTGTTAGGGCATAACCAATGGCGAGTCATGACAATCTTGTGGCTCGCCTTTTCTTTCAACACCAAACACACTTAATCATATGAAATCAATAATAGTAATATACGACGACCTCTTCGAACTCGACCGCACCGAAGTAGCCTATCAAGGCGAGACGCAACTGAAGTCAATCGTCAAGTCGCTCATGGCTGACTATCCCGAAAGCGAGAAGGCAGAGGTCTACAACAAGATTACCCAATCTCTCGTTTATGCTTACAGACGTGACAGCAAAGGCAATGTCTACGAGATAGAACGGTACGTACCCAAACGACCTACCCGACCCAAAGCAACCACTACACCCGACCCCAAATATCCCAAGCGCATGACCTTTTGGATGGACAATGCAGTATACGACCGACTTGACAATGTCCGAGGACACCGTGCATCCTACGTACGCAAGGCTGTAGAGGAAAAGCTTGAACGTGAAGGCGACCCATTACCTCCCGACCCTCTACCAAAAGAGGAAGGACACCCCGACCGACGATACCACCGAATGTTCAAGAACTTGCCACAAAGCCTACGTACATACGATGCACGTACCACATACCGCTCACCGCTCACCATCACCAAGACCCCCGAAAATCTTTGGCGAGTGTCCTATGGAGAATACACCACTCAACAAGGCGCACCTTCAACTGAGAACAAAGACCTTCTCTCGGCTCTTGAATGGCTCGATGCATGGATTAAGAAATACGGCAACAAGTGGATCGTCGGCAAAGTGATAAAGGATGAGGAGAAATAATCTCCTTGTCCTTTTTTTTAATACATATCAAGAAAAACGTGCATTTGTTTACAAACTCTTTCTAAAAACTTTCATTTTATTATTATTTTCGCTACATTTACGTTTTTCTAAAACAATAAGGCTTATGAAAGAGTTATCCCGACAAACAACAGCAGAGGTGAGCATAATACTCAACCGCTCAATATTCTTTTTCTACTCAAAGGCTCTAAGATACGTGCCTGTCTTCCTTATGCTCTGCCATTGGTATGGAGTATACAGTTTTCACGACAATCCACGAGAGATACTCATAGACATTCGTGAGAACGAGGAATGTATAGCCTATCTCTACTTCATGGTCTACATCTTCCCCGTTGTCTTTATGCTCCCTGCAAGTCACTTTTTTAAGCTATGTTGGATATGGCGCATACCGTTCACCTACATCATTGGCACAAATGCCATACGGCTCTATTACGGCTCATGGCTCATAACTAACGAAATGTACGATGCCGACTTCATCCTTATCCTCATGACCTTGGCTCTGTATGTCTGTGCCTTCGTACAGGTGACATGCCGCATCTTCCGACACAACAGAACGTCTAACACTAAAACCAAATAACTATGAATGTACGCAACTTACTTGCTGACGCTTTCGATAGCGCAGCTTCACGCATCCGCAACAACTCTTGCGGAATGACAGACCAGGAAATGGAGTCTGCTCTTCACAAAATGCTCTATCTGCTCGACTCCGACCACCATTTCAACGAGGACAACGCACGTGCTGCCATCGCCCAAATGTACTACTTCTGTGACGACACGCACAAGCGTTATGCACCGTTCTTCCCCTATGAGGATATACGTGCAGCTTACGACAAGATGTATCTTTCCTTGCCCGACGATTACAATTTCTGGGATTTCTGTGTTACCGTCAACCTCATGTACTCGAACCACATCGAAACACTCCGCTCATGGTTTCGTGACCGCAGCCGACTGTTGCAGAAGTCATGCGAGTTAGCACGAAGCTTCCTCCTTGACGAGGACACCGACCACCCAACAGACAAGATTTGGTGGTATGTAAATTCTTAATCGAAAGGCGGATGAATAGGTTTCCCCTGTCCATCCGCCTTTTTTCTGTATCAAGCATTCATATATTTCTCCACAATGTCCGTGTTCAAGTCAGCTGCATATTTGCAAGCCTCCTCATACATTTCTATGTCAGCCAACTTCCTACATATTATGTCGCCAGCCAACACACAATTGCTGTCCTTGTTGCAGTCTATGTTTCCGCCACCGCACCTCATTATTGGTGCTACAGCCTTATCCCAGTTCGCCTTTACAGCAGCAAACGAACTCTCTGCCTTGAACATTTCCGTCAAGTCAACGCCAATGTTTTTCGAACCGTCACGCAAGAACTTCCCGAACGTGTTCTCCGCAATATCGTTCAGCGTAGATGCAGTCAGAAGATAAGATTTCAGTGTGTGCTCCTCTATCTTCTCTCTCATAAGCAGTGCGTCATAGCTCCACCTCAATTTTTGCACGTCCACCTTCATTTTGTCCGCAACAGCGTCCGACACATCAAGCCACATCTGGTACTTGTCCCAGAGCTTCAACTTCATCTTGCTGTTCCAACTGTCGTATGCGCCCAGTGCAGCGTTCGCATTCTTCTTCACCTCAAATCTCCACCACTTGCTTTCCTTTAACAACGGCATTGCGTCAACCATCGCACTCTGTGCCAAGTTATACACCGAACCTATTATTATGTAGTACATTGAGCATCGCTCGTCAATGTCCTTTAGTACTCTGCGAGCAACGTCAGGATGCAAACCCAACATATTACTACCAACTCTTGCCATTTCGTTTTTTGTATTCGTTACACTTGTTTATCAGTCTCCTCTCCAACCCGTATCGTTCTACACCGATACGCTTCTTCGATTCAAACGTCAGTCTTACTTCGGTTAATGGTTCTTCAATAGGACCTTTGATTGTCTCCACCGTTCTTTTTAGGTTGCACATCTTTATGTTGTAGACATATTTGTCCTTAAGCCTAATAATTCCCAACAACCGTCTGTTCGACACTCTTACTATCTTGCCTACTAAGCAAGCTGTTACCTTTACCATACCCTCATCCAAAAGGTTTGTAATGTAATCACTTTCGCAATACACAACACATTCTTTCTTCATCTTGTTTGTTTTATTATGCAACTTAATCCCACGGTGTTTTGATTGTTCTACGCTTTGCGTATTTCTTCGCCCACCACAAGAACAAATGTGCAGCGATATTGATAACTACAAAAAGGATAATAGGAATGAGCACTACCAACCACGACCAGTTAATCACTCCGCAGATCTTCAACACGATAAAGGCAATCTGCAATGCTGCCATGAAAAAATCTAAAATGTTAATCTTCATATTATTTAAATTTTATAAATTTGTGGTGGTATAAAACCACCTTTATTTTTATTCAAAAATTCATCGAAGGGCTTCTTCTTTTTCCCTCTTGAAACTGTCAGAAAAACCATATCGAAGGACGGTTTGCTATATTCTCTATAAACATATTTATATCGATTATTGTAACGGTCACTAATTTTCGTCAGTTTTATGTTATTCTTCTTGCAAGAAGGATATTCAACAAGAACTTCCTTCTTAGCCTTTTTCTTTGCTATACGTATTTTCATACCGCCTCCATTCTTTAATTTTAAACCTTGAGCAGCGGAAGTAAGTCCTATAAGGAACAAACTCCCCCTTGCTCTTTTCCTCTTCCATGCGTCTTTTGTAGAGCATGGTCAGCTCACGACTTGCTTTCCGGTCTAACAGATTGCCGTTATAGACTCTCCATCTTACTGGATATAGAAAAATCTGCCTTCCCATTACTGTTTCCTTCCTTACCGCTTTGCTTGGCGAACACTTGTTGTATAAATTGTTCCAACTCCCTGTTGTGTCGTGCAATTCTTCTTTCCATTCGTTTTACTTTAATAGCATTCAAGAGGGACTGTGTATACTTCGGCAAACGACGTATAGCCTCATCAAGCCGCATGTCATAGCTTTCTAACCAGTATAAGACACGACGGTGTTTCACTTTTTTACCCTTTGAGGCATACATCCAACCTGCAAGAAAGACCCATCGTCTAAACCAATAAGGATGACGTTTGCGTCTTTTACCTCTACATTCCAGACTATAAAGCCCATAGAAGTCACTCGCCTTAATTATCTTCTTTGCCAATCTTGCTTTCATAAGCTATTCTTTTTTGATGTTCAACTTCTCCTGTCATTCCTTATCGTGGATAGAGCCAACAATCTCTACATCGCCTTTATAGTCGTTAACAACGACTCCATATAACGGCCATGTGCTTGTGAGAGGGATGGCATACACCACATCGAAGCAGTAACCGCGAACACCATCAACAACATGACCGATAACTTTGCCATTATGGGCGAGGATATCACCGTCATATATTTCCTTGCCGTTCTTGTCTTCCAGTCCTGTGTTACTGCCTACAGTCTCTGGATCAACCTCATACCCACCAACCATTGTACGAGGTTCTAAGCCTGTTGTTGTCACTTTTTTGTTGTGAACCAAGTCTCCATATCGCCAAGCATCAGTGAAGACATCTTTGCCACGAAATTTTATTGTTCTCATAGTTTATTCCTTTTCAATTAATCGTTCGTACTCTGACATTGTGATTTCTACAAGGTCTGGATTCTCCTTGTCTGCTCGGATATTGTCACCTAAACTGATAAAACAATGTTCATTTGTGTATCGAAGTTGGGGTAATGATATACGATTTCCGCTTCCTTCATTCAGTCCTAACTCTTTGAGTATTCGCCAACAGCCTGTGACTGCGTTATATGAAGACAAGACAGCACTAATAGCTTTGCCTTGCTTGGTTCTTTTGATGGGAACTATTCGTACATAATCTTTGATAACATCTTTCTTTTTCCACAACTTTTTGTCAAGCTGCTCCCATTTTTCCTTGTCTACCAAGATGGAAGTGATTTCGCAAACCCGGGTTAGCGTGGAGTTTGGCATGTAGCCACCAAATTTATCAAACTCAAATCCGACAGAATCTTCCACTCTCTTGACATAAGCCTTAAACTCTTTGTCTTCAGCTTCGCAAACGCTCTTGATGTACTCGTAAGCCTTGCTTCCTTCTTTTGCTTTGTATATCATTACTTATTCCTCCTTAAGTTTTACAGGTTCATCATCCCAGTTAAGCTCTCGTCCGATAAGCTTCTTTATGCTGCCATTAGGAAGTTGGAAACCATAGGCTCCATATCTATCTTGTGGCAACCAATAGTTGTGCTCGACACAATCCCCAGCCCACATATCAGGCTTGCAGTTGAATATCCATTCGCCAATATAATCTTTTGCTACCCATGCCATAACTATATCTTTTTAAGTTTTATCTTTATTGCCTTCAAATTTCTTTCACCTCCATCCCAGAAGCATGAACGTCTAAGATAGAAAGGTTGACCTTTAAGCCAAGGAAACTCACTAGTGTCCCGTTAAAACGAGACGATTTAAATATAAGTTATTAAAATAGAATGATTTAGACTCAATATTTCTTGTACACGATTTGAATTGACTAACTTTGCAGTCTTTATCAAAGAAGCGTGTTACATGAATTTCGGAAAGATCGTATTCGCACAGATTATGCAGTTCATACCTCGTAGGGAATTCAATGATATTGTTGCCAAGTACAGAGGCAATTACAGGGTGAGAAACCTCACCTGTTATGACCAGTTGCTGGTTATGTGCCTGGCTCAATATGCTGATAAGAATAGTCTGCGCGATATAGAGGCAAGCCTGAATGCGTTGGCTGTTACCCATAAGCTCTATCACTGCGGTATTAGCTATGCCGTCCCTCGCAATACTTTGGCTAAGGCGAATGAGCTCAGAGATTGGCATATCTATGCGGAATTGGGGCAAGTCCTTATCAAAAAGGTGCGCCCGCTCTATGCGAAGGATAGCTTCAGACTTGACATTGACAACATGGTCTATGCGTTCGACAGCAGTACCATCAGTCTCTGTCTCAAACTCTGTCCTTGGGCAAAATTCAGAAAGAAGAAGGGTGGCATTAAACTGCATGCCCAGCTTGATTTGAGAGGCAATCTCCCAGTATTCGTGCTTTTGACCAAAGCTTCGGTTCACGATGTTAACGCTTTGGATGAAATCTGTGTCGAGATGGGAGCTATCTATCTGATAGACAAAGGGTATGTGGACTTCAACAGACTCTTCAATGTCATCCACAAGAATGGCGCATTCTTTGTAACAAGAGCTAAGGACAACATGCAATATGAGATTGTCAAGTCCATGCCTGTTGATAAGCAGACAGGGGTTATCAGTGATGAGATTGTCAGACTTACTAAGGAAAACTCCAAGCAGAAATACCAAGAGGAATTTCGCATGGTAGTCTATGAAGACTTTGCCACGGGAAATTTCTACCGTTTCATCACCAACCACTTGGGATACGATGCTCTTATCATCGCAGAACTCTATAGAGAGCGATGGAACGTGGAACTTTTCTTCAAATGGATAAAGCAACATCTGCATATCAAGACGTTTTACGGAACCTCAGAGAATGCTGTCTATACACAAATCTGGATAGCAATCTGTGCATTTCTGCTACTGGCTATAGCCAAGAAGCACATGCATATTGAGGAACCATCTCTGTATATGATTTCCCAGACCATAGGTACTATGTTGTTTGAGAGGATACCCATACCTGAATTGTTTAACAAACCTATTATTAACGTCCCAAATGATGATGGTCAACTTGATTTATTTCGAGATCTAAAATCTTAACGGGACAGTAGTGATTTGGCATCTGCTAATCGAATGTCTCCAAGATTCCTCATTCCAAAGAATGGATTCTTTAAATTGTAGATAAGCATCGTTATCAAAACCAAGGGTAATAATATCGCTCTTGCTCTTATCTGGCTCTTCTGTATTTGGATGCCACAAGTCCTTCAAGAACTCTTCTTGCATCCATTTAGCACCTGATTTAAAAGCTTCTTCTATGATGCTCTGTATATTGTCATCATAGTTATTATACCCATCTTGTGCATAATTAGTAGCTGCTTCTTCTATTTTCTTATCGTCTATCATATCATTTTCCTTTCTGTTTTGATTCCTTATAATGATTTATGATATTATTCAGGTCTAATACTGACATTTGCTTCTGAGCAATCCAACTGTCAATAACTTGCTTTAATTTTTCATTCGATGTCCTTCTACTGTAGAAGTCTGGGCAATATGAATCTTTTCTTGTTTCTTTTTTTAGCATGAAACAATATCCCCATTTGCACCAAAAACAGTTTTTACAATATCCGTATCTCATTCCGCTTTTGTTATGTTGATTTCTACCTGAGTTAAAACTCCTTTCATTGCTGTGCTTCCTTTTCTATTTCCTCAAGCTTTTGTTCGTAAATTTGGATTAATGTGTTTTGCCTGCTGATAATCTTTACAACCTCTTCAAAATGCTTGAGGAGGTTGTCGTAAGCACTCAGTCTGCCAACTTTGAAGAACGCATAGAAGAGTGCTATGGCGAGGAATGAACAGGATATAACAATTAACATTTCTATCATAAGCTTAACTTAGAATTTTTCTCTGATTTTCTGATATTGTTTAACGAATTTCTTTTCCGTAACCCAAGAGCTGTACCGGGTGCGGTAGTAGGTTTTGGGCTTGCCTGATACCAAGCCGCTCTTGTCGCGAGGAGTGTTGACGCTCTTGTATATCTTGGGGACGATGTCGGTGGACTGGTATGCCGTGACGTATTCGTCCTCAAAGGCCATGTGTGCGGTCTCACGGAACTTGACGTTTTCGAGGGAGAAGGGGCAGCTCATTCGCTACCTCCTTCCGTGTATGGGTCTGTTGTGCCGAGGAGGTGTTCGTTGCCCTCGTAGGGGATGCAGAAAATGTAACTGTCGTCTATACAAGCATAATGATAGCCATTGTTGTCTTTGTAATGTGAGAAATAATTAGCAAACCATACCGTGGTGTCATAATTTCTCACCAACACCTTGTCGAACGGCTTGAACGGACATTCGGGCTTTATTGGCTCTACTTGCAGGGTGTCGGGGTTGTACTTGCCTTTAAGGATACGCTCTACCTTTTCAATGAACTGGTTGCGCTCCTCCTCTGTTGCTTTTCTGAAAAGAAGTGTTGTACAAACTTCTTCTTCACCTGTATTATTATCACAATACAGATTGACAGTAGTATTGAACTCTGTGTAAGTGTCATTAGCCCAGCCGTCAAAGACAGCAGCCATACCACCACCATCTTTTATTACTATGTCCCCTCGCTTGAAGAACTTAGTCCAGTCACGCATTTCAGAGGAAGGGGACAAAAGAGATTCTGCTTGTGAATATCCGGAATATAAAAGTCCTTTTTCCGTAAAAGTATCGAAAACGTCTTCGCCGTCGTCATCCTTGCTAAAAACAGAAATGATATCGACTTGACTTTGATATAACTTGACTTCCCCAAACAAAGGACTATACAGCTTCATCCCTTCCGGGCAATCCTTCAATATCTCTGCTATATTAATCTTGTTTTCCATTGTTGTAATTTTTATTGTAACACATTTCCAGAAATTCTATTTTCCCGTTGGTATTTCTTCGTCAGTTCCATGCGTGACCGAATCTAATTGTCTGCAAATCTGCTTGTACATCAGCTTGCACCATTCGTCGGCAGGGGTGCCGTTTAGGCTGTCAGCATACTCCTTGATGGTAGTCAGAGCTACATATGCGCCAACGTAAGCACTATTCATGTCGCTCTCTCGTGATTCTTCTTCTGTCACTCCACCAAGAAGGATGATGAGCCATGTCTTGATTTTCTTCTTCATAGTTGTATGTTTCGTAGGATGAAAGGTTGTGAGGATTGAGTCCTTAGAAGGTGGACTTTAACTAACTTGTGTACAGCACGTGGCTGCGCCTTGTTAAAATCATTAACTATACGACGTTCAAGTTCTGTGTGCCATACAGGTTTATCCTGTGCCAGGAAGAGTGATTTCGGCACGGACTCGCTGACCGTTGTCAAAAGTGAAGATAGCTGTGCGCTGCTCACGAGGTACAAATGGATTGTGTTTCATTTCGCACTCCTTTATTTTTGTTGTTATCATAATTAATCCTCCAATTTCTTTATGTCTTGATATTCGTAATGCAGTATGCGCTTCTTTGCTGATCGTGTGCCATCTTTTTTGGGTGGATTCACGTAAATGGTGAAATGCCCATTCGGTGTCCTACCGTTCAGAAGTGTAGGACGAATATCATGTATCCAAAACACCTCTTTTGTTTTGATGTTAATACACTTATCGTCTTTCTTGTATGGTATGCTTTTGATGTCTTCATTTACAAGTTTTATAATGTTCTCGTTGATAATTCTTCTAGCAAGTAAATCGATGATTTTGTTATTCATAATTTATAGATTGTATCGTTTTGTTATTTTTTACTTTGATGTTTATAGGAGTATCTTCTTTGAAATATTCCCATGATGTATAATCTTCCTTCATTACTCTGTTGTTTTTATCGTTTCTTTACATTCTCATACAGCTCCACGATTTCCTCGTCTGTCAGCTCACCTTCCTTGTCCAGTCCATACAGAAAGAATTTCTCCTTTGATATGGACGTCACACCTGCCTGTGCTGCAAACACCGATATACCTCTTAGTGTGCCCGTCTTGCGGAATATGTCCACTATCTTTCGCACGTAGGCGATGAAGTTTTGTGTCTGCTTGTCGTAGACAATTCTGCAATCTTTCGTCGGCTCATCTTTGTCTGACGGTTCTTCTGCACTGCTGTCAAACAGTTCCTCTATAGCGTCGATATTCAACCCAGCCTTGCGCAATTGGTTGCCGTACGCCTTTAAGCTGCCGCACAGTTGCTTCACTACCTCCACCGTATAGCGTGCGCCCTTCAGTTTCTCATACTCCTCATTGAGATTGTCGTACTGTTTTTTCAGGTGCTTGTATTCGCCCTCAATGGCGCTTTGCTTGTTCTTCGCCTCCATGCGCTCAAGCATATTGCGATAGAGCACGTCCTTCTGCTCTACGAGCATGTTCAGACGCTCGTTCTCCTTTTTTAGCTCATCGCGCTCTGCCACCACCTTGTCGTAGTTGCGCAGTATTATACGTGCCTGATCCACTGGCGATAAGTCTTTGTTCATTGTTGCCATAATTGTAATAGTTTTATTGCTTATTGTTATTCGATTCTACTATGCAACTCAGCTGTTCTACCTGCTGCTGCAACTTAAACATCTCCCTGCTCGCATGGTCTCTCTCCATTCTTGCCTCTGCTACAAGTACCGAACCTACAACCACGCTCGCTATCAACACCACCGCCACGCAAACCCATGGCAGCCTATGAGCAAAGCTATTAATGTCTCTACTTACGCCCTTAGCAAAGGCCCAGCCGTATTTTAAGGCATACACACCTGCTTCTCTTGTCGTGGCATTAGCCACAAAGTCTATTCTTACTGTCTTCATTTCTCTTTATGTTTTAGTTAGTTATTTTCTTAGTGAGTTACCTCTGAAGGTCACACATTTAGTGATAGCTTTTAGTCTGTCAATTGTGCGCTCGCCATATTTTTCCTCCAAATGAGGAATATCCAGATTTGTTGTCAATATCAGCAGCTTGCCCTTCTTTTCTGCCAGGTCACACAGTTCCATGAATGGAATTCGCTTGTTGCCATAGTTGTTCGCTACATTCTCAGTTCCCACATCATCTATATATATAATGTGTTTGCTCAGTATAGTGTCCGGCTGTGTCACCAAGTCTTGGGCTCTGTATATACTGACTATCTTTCTGCATGCCGTATTGATAAGTATCGGCATTATACGCATGGCAATCAACGATTTCCCAAGACCGCACCCGCCATTGATAAGCAATCCTCTTCCCTTGTTGTCTTTTAACCATTCAACGATAGGTCTGTAGTTCTCCTCGTTCCACACATCTTTACCCGTGAAGTAGTCCAACCCAGCTCTTAGTCTTGCCTCGGCATTGGGTATCATTATTCTCACCCTTTCGGGTTCGGCAGGATAGCCCGTGTCTCTCAAGCTCTCCGCCACTTGTTTAAAGTCTATTACCATGTATCTTTTGTATAGTCCATTTGTTCCGAGTGAAGAACTGTTCCATCTGTGTGCATACGCTGCTCAGAGATGCTTTTGCCGTAATTGTTCTTACTCCACCTTACCAATCTCTTTGCTATCTCAAACGTCTTTTCCTTCTCAAAGCGCATCTTCCTACCTCCTTCTTTTACCTCTGTCCAATAGTCGTAAAACTCTGCAAGCATCGGTCTTGGGTATGTTTCATTGAATGGTTTGAGCTGCATTCCAAACGCCAACTTTCTCTCTTTAAGTTCCTGCTCGGGTGTCCGTTTGGTGTCCGTTTGGTGTCCGCCGACGCTATCTAACCCCTTGGGCTTCAGTGAAATAAGTGTCCGTTTGGTGTCCGTTTGGTGTCCGTTTGAATATAGAACCTTTAGATCATACAGTTCCGTGAGATACCTGCTTGTCGTTGGTCTTGTAAGTCCAAACCGCTCGCCCAATTCCTTCATTGACACGTCACATTCACCAGCCTTACCGCATTTTCTCTTGATGTAGATGTACATGCCTATCTTCACCAAGTCAAGGTCAAGTATCTCATCGGGAATAGTCATATTACAGCTTCATCAAGTTATACCCGGTCACCGCATTAAACCACCGACCTTGCCAATCTCTTGCGTCAATGCTTATGTCGCATCCCACAGCGTCACCATTGCCAAGTTGGTTCACCACGTCTACTTGCGCACCTCTAAACGTCACCACTATATTCTTCGGATATTGCAAGCTCGTCACATACCCTATCACAACGTCACGTTCTCTCCATTCTCTGCCCGACTGGCTTATGCCGCTCTTCTCGGGCAGAATCTTTATTATCGGTCCTTCAATATGTATCATCTTAATTCAAAATTTATTAATTCCTCATCGCCAAAGGCGACAATTCCTAATTCCTAATTCCTAACTCGTAATTCCCTACACCCAGCCTGCGCCACCGCTTGCCAGCTCTGCCTTTGCGTATCTCAGTCCCCTCTCGTCGTCCTTGTCCGGTATTATCACCTCGCTCATCGACGCATAATCCAGGAAGTTCCTTATCACGCTCGACATTTCTGCCGTTGTCAGATAGCACAGAGGTTTCGGTTTCTTACCCTCCTCTGTCAGGAAGATATGCGGACACACATCTTGCTGTATCGTCCGCAGCACACTATAGAAGTTCTCGCCCTGCTTATATCCATAGTAACTGATGATGAAGTTCAGATAAGCCATCTGCTTGTTCGTAGCCACCTCCCTGTGCTTCACTATGTCTATCGCATACCCGCAGTCGCGAGCCTTGTCTATCTCTCTCATAGCAGCCATATACTGCCTTGGGTCATTCAGCCTCTCAAAAGTCGCCATACCCCCTTACCCCCTTTCAAATTATTCCATTATTAATGTGCCAAAATAGTACCATTAAAATGTTGCCATTTTTCAAGCAGCATCCTCCGATGTTCTCTTTTGACTTCGTTTATGCATTTCAACTTCCACTTTGTGCAGCGTCCTTTTATAACAAATCCCTCATAAGGGATTATCCAAAATCCGCTTGTTGAAGGTCGCGAATAACGCTCAACGTATTTCGCTGCCTTCTTTATCTTCCTCGCTACTCTCATATAGCAAATCGTTTTTAAAACGCATCATTACCTCCTCAAAACTACACTCCTTGCTCTGAAGGTTCTTGACAAAATCTTGTAGCGCATCTACAACCTTGTAATCAGAATCATATTTTTTAATAAAGGTAGAATCCTTTAATATGCAATTTATGATAAACTTTAGTGCTTCTATCACACGTTTATCACCACTATTCCGTACATCCGTACAAGTTCGTTATAGTCCTTTACGGATATTGTTATCATTGGTTCCATAATTCCTATTTTTAAAGTTCATCAAATTCTTTTTGCAAACGTTTCTGAGTATCCTTTAATAAATCACGAAGTTTCTTGCTAAACTCCTTGTCATTCCTGACGAGAATGCTCACGTGCCTATCTAACACTTCATTCATTCCACCATAGTCAAACATATAGAGAAGGTTTACACAAACATCTAAGGACTCAGCCAAACAATATGCTTTTTTGAATACTACTCTTTCCATATTTTTTACATTAACACAATTTCCAATCCCTTCTTCGCCACCCATGTCGGCACACCAGTCTGTCCTGCCACCGTCAGCTCAGCGTGTTTCTTGTCCAGATGTCTCTCGCTTGCGTGTATCAGCGTTATCGTTCTCGCTGTCTTGTCCGCCTCGCACATCTTCAAGTACTCCACACAATGCTTCAAGCTCATGTGGCTCAGCCTCACTCTGTCTGCCATCGACGGTATCGTCTTACCCGTTCTCACAGCTTCATCAAGTATATCGTCCTGATAATTCGCCTCGATAAGATAATGCGACACTCCCTTCACTACTTGATGCAGATTCCAACAGTCCGTAGCAAAAAAGAGCGTCTTCATTTCCGGATGATGCACAAGATAAGCGAAGCATTCCACGTCATGCTCAACTTTCAGAGGCGTTACTCTAAAGTCTCCCACTTGATATGTCTTGCCATGCTCCACCGCCGTAACGCCAAACTTATTGTTCTCCTTTACAGCAGCTGTCGAGTATACGTCTATCCCGGCACTTGTAAACTCGCGCACATACTTACAATGGTCGCCATGTTCATGACTTACTATCATGCCACGTGCACGACTTCTTTTAAGCCTTCCTACGTCTTGATATTCTCTCAAATGACAGCCAGCCTCAATAAGAAGCTGGTCGCCATTCTCTGCTTCGAGCAGATAGCCATTGCCCTTACTCGAACTGCCTACGATGCGTAGTTCCATTACTTAAACGGATTATCGTCCTCTGCAGCCGTGGCAGCTTCAGCGCTTGCAGCGCCATCATTCACCACTTCTCCCGTCTGTGCGTCCACGTTGATCACCTCCTTGGCTTCCGCGAATCCATTGTCTCTCGTAAACTCCGAGGGTATCGCCTCATCCATAGACTCAATTTTCTGACTACTCTTGTCGTCAACGGACAATTCTCCCCATTTCGAAAGCAGTCTACGCAGTACGGTCTTTAACGCCATGCTTTCAAAATTCTGAAACCATCCAACTCCATCATTGAAAATCAATGCGGACTGTTTCAGGGCAATCTCTTTTAAACCATTTGCATCTATATTACTGTATTTTACTGTTGGAGCGAATGCCTTTGCATAGGCGCATATTTCGTCTATTGTCATGTAAAGAATTTTGGCAAATCCATCCTTCTTTCTCATATAAGCGAAATAGCCGATAGGCGTGTTACTTTTTTTGTTTTCAGTATTCAACTTCAGTTCTCCAGTTATTTTATTAAAGCCGCCGTATTCACCTTCATATACGACGTCCATGTTAAGGGTTTCATATTTGCCTGTACGTAAAGCAAGGTTGACATAGCCCTTCACGCCAATTACAAGTGAAGGCTTTAACTTACCCTTACTTTTGAAGGGTAGAATATAACACTGCCCTAATTGTTTGTTTAGCGGGAGTCGCAACGATGCAGCCTTGATTGCTTCTGCCATAAGTTCATTCGGATCACATTGCAACAGGGTTTCATCACTTGTTACAAGCTCCATGATTGAGGTCGCAAACGCACCTGCATTCTCTTTCAATGCGTTTTGCATTAGCTGCTGATAGTAATTGTTTTCTGCAACCTTCTTGAATGCAGCTACCGCCACATTCTTGTTTGATTTTTGTGGCTGTTTAGCCACCGCTGTTGTTGTCTGTGTCATTTTTCTATATATTTTATCAGTTCTTCTTTACTTTTAAACACGTGCTCCTCCTTTACGGGAGGAAACACGCAAAACCTATATTGCACGAATGGCTTTGATGTACCAAGCACTTGCACGTCCACTCCAGTTATCTTGCAGCATTGTGCTCGGTAATCATCCAGAAACCACACCGCTTCACCGATATTGTGCTTAGTCTTTATATTCATAGCACTCTATCGTTAGCTCCTTATCTTCTGTCACCATCAGCCTTATCTGCTGACCTCCGTCATACAACGGATCCAGCACCGCCTCGGCATTATCTATCATGCAAGGCACGTTCACTTGATAGTATTCCTTCAACGCTCTCGCTATATCCAGTCCAGCATTCATCTTTGCAGCTGTGTTCGCGTCAGAGTAGGGCACACCGTCCACCGTGCACTCACACCAAGGCTTGTCTGTTCCGTCAAGCTGCCGTCTGAACATCGACCACTTCACCAGTCTAAAGTGTTTGTTTACGATGTCCTCCATTGCCTCGCAAGCCATCTTTTGGTAGTCGCTCACGGCTGCTATCTTGTCGTCAAGCTCGTCAAGCTGCTCTTGCCATACCTTTCGGTCGTTCTTCACAGCCTTTATCTGCTCGTTCACCTTATCCCATTGTGTCCTTACCGAGAGCCGCGCGTGTAGCGCATCCAACTCCGCCTCCTGGTCTTTTATCTTCTTTTCCAAGTCGGCCTTAAGCTTCTTGTCCTCTTCGCTCATGCCCTCGTCAGTCGGCTTCTCCTGCTCAGCCTCTACCTTCTCTATACGGTCGCACACCTGCTTGTATTCGGGCTTCTCCGCAAGCAGTGTCTCTACACTCACCTTCTCATTCCCCTTCTTTACCTGTTCCTCCAGTGCCTTTTGGGCCTCTTTTAACACTACTTCTGACTTGTCAAGTTGCGTCTGTGTAGTTTTCTGCTCCAGCTTGAAGCTTTCAATCTCCTTTTCACACGCCTTTACATCTTCTTTTATTTTTGTAGCGTCATTTCTCAGTTTCTTAAGGTCCTCAGCTTGGTTGTTGAGAAAAGCCTTTTCCGATTCCTCTTTTATCTTCTGCACCTGGTCCTCAGGCAAAGGCTGCTTGCAGGTAGGGCAGAAGGCATCATCCTCGTTCCATTCCCATGTTCTTGCCTTTACAATCTTCCACTTTGCTGCTCCGTCTGCCATCTCTGCGTTAAGTTCGCTGATACGGGTGTTGCATCTATTAATAGACTCGTCATACGACTTTACCTTTTTCTTCAAGTCCTCTACAGTTTGTTCAGCTTCCGTCACAGCCTTATCACATGCTGTCTTTGCCTCAGCGTTAGCATTTATTATATCGCCCAACATGCGCTGTGCCGAATTTTCCATCATGCGCTTGCGCTTGTGGTCAAGGTTCAGAATGTTTATATTCTGCTGTTTGCGTACCAAGTCTGCACCACCGCCGTTTATGGTGTTCAGGCTATTGCGCATCTTGTCTATTTCCTGCCCTTTATCGTTAATCTGCTTCTCTATCGCGTCCCAGTCTTCCGCTTTTGGCACCACCTTGTTCAACGATCCAAGCCTTACGGGTACATCGTCAAGCTTGTCCTGTATTTCCTTGCGATTGTATTTCAGATGTTTCAGCTCCTTGTCGATGTCTTCCTTCTCAAGCAGTTCTTTCACAGCGTCAAAGCGTGCGTCGCCACCCGTCACATCCTCCACACTCGGAACGCCGTACATTACGTTCAGCCTCTTGCGCTGCTCGCTCCATTCCATTCCTACAAAAGCATAAGGCGATGAACAGAGTCTGAACACCTTTTCCGGACAAATCTCGTCAACAACCTTCTTAAAGTCTCCAGCTGTCACTACCTCTCCGTCCACCTTGTACGTGTAGTTGTTAGTCACGCTACCATCTTTCTTGCGTGTCTCGGTAAGTATTCGGCTTAGCTTTAAGGTTTTTACACCATCCAGAGCACCATATGGGGAAACCTCCATACTGTTCGTACTCAACCCAATCTCAACCGAGTGTTCCACGTCCTCTATCTCGTTGCCGTGCTCGTCCTTGGTCTTTATACCAAACTTGGTGTCACCAGCTTGGTTCGTACCAAACAGCACCCAACTAATAGCGTCTGCTATCGTCGATTTACCTATGCCGTTACAGCCCTTTACCACATTTATGTGGTCACCAAACTCGTAGTCGGCTTTTTCCGCACCCTTGAAGTACCTCAGGTGCAATTCGTCAATACGTATATCTTTCATATTATCACAATTTAGAATCCTTCAAATATATTGTCACACCGTTCAGGGTCTTAAAGTAGTTTATGTCGCCATCTTTCAACAGCTCCTTCATTACCTCCCTCAAATCCTCCTGTACGGCTGTCTTCAATTCTGCAAAGCTCACACCCATCGGTCTCTTTGTATCGTCGGGCATCATTTTCTGCAGTTTCTGTAAAACATATTCCTTGTTCATGTTATATTTTGTTTTATAGTTTCGTAGTAAAATATTGTTCTATTCTCACGAACCGAACAATAAGAGTGTTGTATGACAAATAAAATTAAGATTTTCGTGGGGGCAGAGGGAATCGAACCCTCACATCGGAACCACCTCTTTATAACTCTACGCTACCCAAGCCGTAGTCACGCCCCCTTAAAACTGTCCTATGCTCACGCACCAGACAGGCAAAAAGTCTTGTAATACACGTTATAGCCACTGCTATCATCTAACATTAATAACATTTTACATACAAATATGAGCTTATCAATTCATTCCTTTCAGTCGTTCGGTCTCCTTGCTGTAGTACTCAATAAGTTTCTCCAGTTCCCAATTCGACCATTTCTTCATTTCGTGCTTCCTCGATTCCAGCAATATCACTCTCTGCTCGCCAATCTTTCTTATCAACCCCTGGCGATAGTCAAGTATATTACCGTCCTTGTAGCGGTTGCAGTGCCGACATTGCGCCGAACAATTGTCTTCCGAGAACCTTAGAGCCATGTTCGTTCGTGATATGTAGTGTCCGCAGTCGGCTTGCTCAAACGGCAATACTCTTCCGCAGCTAATACATCTGAAGTACTTAAAGCCAAATTCCTTCGAGTCTCGCAAACGTATATACATCGAGAACACTCTATCAAGCTTATCCTTAAGCGATTTTGTGCTTCTCCATTTTCCCGTCCTTGCAGTTTTCCCCCAAGTGTCGGACTTGTTTTTATCTTTCTTTTTCTTCCAAAACATATCCTTAGTATATCTCCTCCTTTCTACCCATGTCGGCAGAACGTTGTTTAATCTTCAAGTTTAGGCAGTGTATCCGCCTCATGCGCCACTCAAACAGCCTCAGCGAGCCCCTGTCTCTCTCGAGCAGCTTGTATATCTCGTCAACCCTATCTTGATAGGTGCGTGTCGTAAAAAGTTGCAGCATAGCATTGGTTTTTAAAGATTTAAAAAAACTGTCTATCCTCCCGAACCAACAGCCCGAATAGTCTAACGACACAGACTCCTCCGTGCCACATCTAAACAAACTGCTTTAATATCTGATTGTCAGCTTTCTCTATTCTTCAAACATCGGCAATCTCACCTTCCTTCCCCCTAAGGAGTCCAAGGCCATCTTGCGTATGTTCTGTGCCACGCTCGAGTGTGAACGGTAAGCAAGCGCATTGTACACAGCTGTTCTTTTATATCCAAACCGATTCATCAGTACGGAAATTTGTTCCTTTGGAACAATTATTTTCGTTTTATTTATCAACTTTGCCATATTATCTGTATATTTGCACAATAAATAAGTTTATGTAACGGTTGTAACCCGTTTTACCGATGCAAATGTACAACTATATGGGCAACTGCCCAAATATTTGGACATAAAACTACTTTTTATTTATATATTTTTACATACGATTACATTAATAAACATTTTACAGCTATGACAACCATTACCGAACGCCTCGAAGCCCTACGCCGACATTACAACCTCTCGGCTCGTGGTCTTGCCTATCGTCTTGACCAGCGTCCGTCTACAGTCGTAAACTATTGCAACGGCTCACAGCCACCTAAGTTGGAGTTTATCGAACACGTGTTACAACTCTTCCCCGAAGTCTCAGCCGAATGGCTTATACGAGGCAAAGAGCCAATGCTCGTCACCGAGCATCCCGACCTTGCCGTGCTTAAGAAGAAGTACGAGACAGAAATACTTGTCAAGGAAGGCATCATTAAAGAGCTGCGCTCCATTATTCTGGAGAAAAAAACCAGAACAAGCAGTCTCCCGACCGTCAACAACTTGTAGGGTAGTCCCGTTATACCCTTGGCTTAAAAAAGACGATTAAAGCCAACAAAAAAAGGTAGCTGTCCTCACGGATGGCTACCTTAGCAATAAGGTTATGCAACTAAAAACGTAACTAATAACAACTCTTATATTAATTTCTTCGCGACTTCTCTATACCATATCGACTTTTAAAAGTTTTGTTCAAAATAAAGAGAAAGAAACAAAGAGAAAATACAATAATTTATCATCAATATTCTTCATTAAACTTCTAAAAGAGTTTCAGAAGGCTGATGCTTTTTGAGCAGACTCTCCCCTTATAGAGGACTTGAAAATCCGTCTATAAGTGAGAGTCTGTATAACGATGAGTCCCGTCAGGATCAACCCCCGTCACCACCACTTGCCAGCTAACGACAGTTAGTGTATGAAGCTTTCGGTGTTCGCTACCGTCCTTCCCGCGTCTTCTTCAATCAACTCTTGCGCTTCTGCCCTGGGTCCCACTTGCAGTGTTTGTTTCAAGTCGAAATGTTGCGTGGTGTATTTAGCCGTCTCTTCCACTCCGACCATTTTGAATGGGGACAAAAAAAGAGTCCCCATTCAAAAGCTCGTGTAACGCTCCGAACTTTGAACGAGGACTCCACATATGTTGATTGAAGTATCCTAAATGCGCCTTATGTTAGTGCGTTACTACTAAAAAGCGATACAAAGATACGTTTTCTTGTTCAACCGACCAAATTCACTTTACATTCGTTAACACCATAAAAATCATAATTCCGTAAACTATTTTATAAAATAGTTTGCTTGTTACCCAGAATTTACCTAACTTTGCACCATAAAAACCAAAGAAAGCTGACAATCAGATAGTTACAATATATTATAAGTGAACCCTGCGAGGTCACTTTTAGACAATATTGCTTTTTATTTGATTGTATCGCTAACAGCTTCTTTACCAAGCTGTTAGCGATATATTTTTGTGTAAGTTGCTGTTTATAAATAAGTTGCAACGTAAATGCATACATAAACGAGTTTATTTCACAACGTTCGGGTACACCAGTAATTATCGGCTTTCTCGCACATTTGGACGTTCCATCCTTCCACTTCGTAGTATATCATCGTTTATTCTTTCCTGACTTCGTCATTGCGTCACCTAAAAATCTTCATCAAAGAGTTTGGCGATTTTCTGATGCCTTGCCATCAACATTGTCTGAGTGTATACATCCTTGTTCAGAGGTAGCTTAATTTGTATGGTTGTGATGGTCTTAGCCAATGCAAGCACCTTGTCTACGCTCATTTTAATCTCTGAGACTTTCA